ATCGTCTAAACTCTATATATTCTTCATCTGACATCAACTCTAACTCAATTTTCTCACCATAGTCTATAGTGTACATTCTATATCGACTCAAATCTAAAAAGAATACGCTATCGTAAGGAGGTATAGTATAAAGTAAACATGGACCTATAGCTCGTTCTCTAATAACCATATTAAATTCATCAGCCCACTTATATGTTGTATCAGCAATATATTGTATACTATCAATAACTGTATTAACTCTGTTATTTATTCTACTTAAACTATCAATTGTTTTATTTAGTGTTACTATCTTTTTGTTTTGATCTCGGATAATTCTTTTTTGAGTTTCAATTGCTTTATTGATGTCAAAAGATTGTTTTATAGTTAGAATAACAACTGAGTCACCCTTGAATATAGTCTGGATAGGGTATTTGGTTTGACTAAGGCTCGATAACGATATAAGTAAAAAACTTAACAATAATAATATTCTCATTTTATTTTAATCTTCATTTTAGTTCCAATTTCATTTTTCTCACATGTAATATCAAAACCATGTTCTTTTAAAATAGCAACACATATATTTAATCCTAAACCAGTACCTGCCTCTTTTTGTCCTTCTTTACGAGTATAAGGTTTAGATAAATGATTAAAATCTTCTTGAGTTATTCCTCTACCATTATCTTGAATAGCAAGAGTAGAGTCATTTTCCATAAATATAGTTACTATTTTTGTATCTGAGTCATTGTACTTTAAACCATTACGAATAAGATTATCCACAGCTGTGCAAAATAATGCTTCATTAACTTCTATAGTAGGTAAATCTTTAATTAATACTTGACTTTTATATGAAGTTGAAGTTAAATAAGAATCTAATATTTGTTTTAGATTATATAATTCTTTATCTATTACAACATCTTTTTTAACTAAGTTAGTAAACTCATAAACACCCTTATAGACTTTTTGAGCATGAGTTAACCCCTCTTTAATCATTTTAAGAGGGGCTTCAATTTTTAATTTCTGGATATCTTCGGGACTGAGTCTTCTCTCTAATGAACTAATACCTCTTGGTATATAGGTGTTAATACCTGAGTGCATGTCATGTCTAAGAATTTTAGCTGCGTGCTCTAGATATATATTTTTTCTATTCAACTCAGCTGATTGTTCCATGATTTTGGTAACATCTTGCCTAATAGATGAGAAGCCTTTTAGTTTACCACATTTATCAAAACGGGCTCTAATGTAAGTGTCTACCCAATAATACTCCCCGTCTTTAGTTTTATTACACACAATGTCATTCCATATCTCACCTCTTAATACTGTCTTATACATTTCACCCCAATACCCATCAGGTTGGGTTCCAGAATTAACTATTGAATGGTCTTTACCTATAACTTCTTCAAGTTTCCACCCAGAAATATCTTCAAATTTTTTATTTACATAAGTAATTTTACCGTTTTCATCAGTTATAGATATAATAGCTGCTTTGTCGATAAACTTATCTGTCTCACTTAATTCCTTTTTTACAAATAAAGAATTGAGTAAGGTTTTGAAAAATAAAGAAATTTTATTCTTTAGGGAGTTCATTGTTACTTCAATAAACTATAGTACTCATTGAAGTGTTTAATACGATCAGGTAAACCAATTGTACCGCCGTTTACTCGCTTAGTAACCGCAGTGACAGTTGCTTCATCAGCTCCTTTATCACATATTGACCATAATTTATTTGAGTCAAAGAAAAATGCTGCTGATGCCAATGGGTATTTAGTTGCTACTAAATCAGGATTAGCAACTGTGTCTTCGCCTATGAAATTAGCAAAATTAGTGTAATTAGACTTACCAGTTAATTGGATGTAACCACGTCCGCGATACTTATATCCTTCACCTGTTGACTCATCACCATTACCCATTCTTGCTCCATAAACACGAGAAGCAATTTTTTCTGGGTTACGAGCATAAGAATTAGCTAAGTCACCAGGAAAATATTTACCAAATATCTTTTTTAATCCATCTGCTGAGTAGTTTAGGTTTTCATTGATAAATTTAAACCCACCTGACTCATGTCCACATTGTGCTAAGAAATGAGCTAGACGTAATGGAGTAGTGATATTGAATTTAGCAGCTGTATCCGGGATTTGAGCTATTACTGAGTCGGGAACATGTCCTTTTAAAGCATCTAGTTTAAATGAGCTTGGTGGTATTGCTACTGGTGCTGCGGGTGCTGCTGGTGCTGGTGTCCCAAACATCTTACCCCATGTACCATCTCCTACAATACCATCAGCTGCTAATCCGTTAGCTGCTTGCCATTCTTTAACTTTAGCTTCAGTGCCTGGTCCAAATATTCCATCTGCTCCTAGGCCTAGTAATGTTTGAAGTTGTTTAACTTCTTCTCCTCGTGATCCGTTTTTTAGTAACATAGTAAATTGTTTAGTGATAAATATCACTTAACTTTTACTTTTCGCAGTCACATTCAACAATTTCTTCATCCACTCCTAAACAGAAAGCTACATCTCCAATTTGTGGCTTTTTGTTAGTATAATACATAATTCCATTCTCAGTTATTACTTGCCACTTCATATCTATACTTTTATCTATATTTCTTTCTACAGATATAACTTTAATAGGCCACGCTTTAGTAGTGTCTGTTGGTATAATAGGTTGTGGACTTACAACTACAGTATCAGTACGAGGAATAAGAATTGGTGGTGCTGTAATTAGATCACAACTGATTAAACCTATGCTTAGTAATGTTAATGCTATTTTTTTCATCTTGGTTCTACTTTAGTTTGTTTTGCTTCTTCTTTACTTAATACAAATGCTAGGCCTGAGCCTATAGCTACCAGTAATGATGTTTCACTTACTTGACATACCTTCACTTCATCACTTGTGAATCTAGAATCTGTTGTTTCAACAACATTATATACTCTAGGATACACTGTTACCTCACTCAGTCTCATTCTCAACTACTCCTACTTTAAATTCTTCACCTTCATAAATTAAAAACTGGCTTGAATCATCAAAGGTATCAATAAAATAATATCTACCTCCAGTTGCTTTGCCTTCAATATCAATCTTTCTAACCTTAGTATGCCCTACTACTTGAATATAATCTGTTTTCAAGAATGTATCTCTATTACCAGACATCAAACTAGAAGGTCTAATCCAAATAGGCGTTTGTGTTTTAGTATCACCATACTGATCAATACCACAGAACATAAAACGATTAGGTTGGTATTTCCAAATAGCATTTACAAAATCAGCTATATTAGTTACAGTACCTTGATCTGTAAATGGTTCATATTGATTTTGGTATACTAACCAATTATGACCTATACCAGCGTGCGTAAACAGGATATTATCAAGTTGATAACACATCTGTAGGTGATGTTTATTTTCTTCTAATAGTTGTCTATTAACAGGCATTGCTCCATGTTTATATCCGGAGTATGTTTCACCCATTGGCAAATAATGGAAGTCATGATTACCAATTAGTAAGATAACTTCACACTCACTCTTCTCCTTAAATTCAATAATCTCCTTAAAGTTGTGTTGTTGCACAACAGGATCAATATCAAAACTGTCAAAATAATCTCCTATAAAGATAACTCGATCTGCTTTTTCTTGGGCAACAATGTCTTTCCAAACACTGCGGCCATGAATATCTCCTAATATTATTGTTTTCAACTTGCTAAATATAAACGTTCATAATTGTACTTTGCTACGATGTTGGTTTCAGCCAACTTACCATAACTATTTTTAACGTCATTATAAGATTCATTCAATTGTTTCTTATCAGTAAAACATTCACCTAGCATTCTAGCAAATTCATCGTTTGATTCATCCACTACTGATTGGGGAACATCTGGTAACCCACAATAATATGCTTCACCTACTTCACTGATGAACATCCCACTATAGAATCCTTTTAATTGGAATCGTTCAACGAATCTATCTGCGTTACACCAAATAAATACGTTGTTTTTCTTTTTATTTAGATGTTCAACTAATCCACCGTCAACTACAAACATTCTATTAAAACCTATTCCAAATAAACCTGAGGGTGATCCGTGTCCCATCATCATTACTCGATCATGACTTTCAATCAACTCGATTATTTCTTCCCTGCTTTTACTTTGAGTAATAACTGTTTTATTCTCTACACCTTCGTAGATTGGCTTCAGAAAATCAGTTGAATAGTCTGAAGGATGTATTACTAATGTTTTCATTTTACTAATTTTTTAATTTTGATGATAAAACGACGCTTAAAACAACTTAGTGTAGTTTGAAATGTACTTACTGGTGTTTCGGTTTTCAATTCACCAAATGCTTTTTTCATTGCAACTCTAATCTTAGGATTAACTTTAATTAATTCAAAGAATTTATCTAAATGAGCATTTGATTTTGATGTCCATTTACCACCTACAAACTCGGTTAATGTTACTCGTGTATCACTTATTGTATCAAATAAGTAAACTGTAACTGTTTTTTCCCAACTGTCTGTAACGAATTGTAATTCTTGATTACCTGAAAGTGTGATTGATTTGCTCATAACCTTTATTATTTTTAATTATACTCTAAATATACGACAAAAAGGCCCGAGGGCCAAATTTTTGTACATATTTCTTTAAGTTGTTTTAAAATGGTAAATCCTCTCCCTCACTACCAATAATTCCTTCAGGGGTGGGTGGATTGAAATACCCATCCAAAAATGACTTAGGGTACAACATTACATTACCTGTATATTTTGGGTTAGATATTTCTCTCATCCCCACTTTTATATCTTTATAGCAAGCAGCAAGATATACTTGTTTACCTAAATCATTCCCAGCTGCTTTACCTAGGTATTCATATAATGACATCATAGGATCAACCATTGATTACCTCCTCTATTTTTTTCCATTCTATTTCAGATCCTTCTTTACTGGAATTACCTGTGGGCATTGCTAGGTGGATTTGATTGTTTTCATCTTTCCCAATTGCTAAAAACCCAAACCCTTCACAAATGTAAGGAATCATTGTACTTTTAGGCATTTCAGAAGCGACTACTTCAATATCAAAATCCCAACCCATTTCCGGGACATTTAGCTCGACCCATTGTTTACTAAATTCAGCCATATTATTTTTGTTTATAAATTTACTATTGAATCTGGTTTAAGCCAATTTACTTTATAATCTTTTAGTACTGCTTTTTTAGCATACCAATCAATACATGGTTTACCAGTATGGTATTTACCGGCGGCTTGTTTCCAACTTTTAGTTTTCCTAAAATTAGAAGCCATCATCTTCATTGATATCATCACATTCAGTTCAATGCTGTCTCTTAATTGCTGTTTAGTTACATTAAAACCAGCGTAGTGAGAAGCCCATCTAGGCATAATTTGCATTGGACCAACTGCTCCACATGATGATGTTTTTCTGTGATTATACTCGTGGTCATGCGGTCCTCTATACGTGGTTTCTAGATATGCTATATTAAAAGCAATATTTAAAGGAACCCCAAATGAATCAGCATATAATACAATTGCGTCATGCATTCGTTGTGAAACAGAGCATGGTGCTGGGTCTGGGGCAGTGTAGAGTGTTCCGCTAGTGAATAACCCAATTGCTCCTAAAGAAATCAGTAGTTTTTTCATATCCAATTTGGTTTACGTGATGGTACTTTTTTCCAATCTAACTTTTTAACTTTAACTTTATCGTTAATATAAAAGTTCTTATACGATTCAATAGTATCCTCTACTCTAAACTCCTCAGGCATACACTTTGGCGGTTCAACAAAACCATTGTCTGGTAGGTTAGGTTTGTTGGTTTGGCACCATTCTAATACTTTCTTTGTTGCGTGTGACTTGCCATAACGCATCTCAAACTCACGACATATTTCCAACCCATGTTCAACTAACCAATTGTAGTGTTGAATTGATTGCCTAGTCCAAATAGTTGATGGGTGATTTTTATGAGCACGTTTATAAGGTGCTTCAGAACCTGTTTCCCAATGTGCTGTACAACACATTTGAGCTGATTCAATTTGCATTTTACGAATATGATCATCGGCTAATTGTTGAGCAGCAATAATCGGGTTAGCATGTATGTAGAAAATATTCATGCTGTAAATGTACGAAAAAAGGGCCCGAAGGCCCAGTTTTATTTAATATGTTTTTAGATTATTAGAATCTAGTTTCTAAATCTTTAACAGTTGATCTAGCCATATCTTCAAAATCAAGTTCATTATTTCCTTTACCCATATTCCAAGCAACTTGTAAAGCATCTGCTACGAAAGCAACTTTATCATTATTATACCCAAAGTCATCAGCTTCTACACTATGATCATAAGGTTCATTATATCCATAGTAATCATCAGGGTCACCTTCTATTTCATCTAAACCAGATTTTTTACCTTTTTTAGCATCTATTTTAGCTTGGAATCCCATTGGGTCGCTTTGGGTCAATTTTTCAATTTTAACCTTATTAAACCACATATCGGCACCTTTATCAACTGTTACTTCTAATTCTAGTTCATTGCCTTTAAATTCATTCTTCCATGAATCTAAATCTTTAGTAGCCTTCATTGCTCTTAATACCCCAGATGTTTTTGTAGGTAAAGCTAAACCGTCAACATCTTCCCATGTTAAGTCTTTAATTTTTTTAACAATAACAGATGATGAATCTTCATTTTCATTAATATCTCCCATTTGTCTCTTTATGATCTCAATTGCTTTAGGATTGTCTCCTAGATCTTTTAAAAGTCGTTGGAATAATTGTTCACGATACTGTTTAATATCTGCCTCAGGATTAGTTGTTAAATCTTTTGGATCGGGATGAATACTACTCTCAGTTAGTAATTGATTGCGTCTCCACTCGTATACGTTAAATGCCATAGTTTATTTTATTATAAATATATGATTATTTTTTCTCGTCAGGATTCAATAGTCCCTTTCCGTATTGTTTCTTTCGTTCCCAATATCTATCTTTTACATACTGGTGTATAGGTAATGGTTTACCTTCATCATCAATACGAACAAATATAATTTTAGTGTGGGTAACTGTTTCTTGTGCCCCTGTATAAACATTATGTTTTCTTACTTCAATGTATATTGTTACTGAAGTGTTTCCAAATGATACTACCTCACCATATAATTTAAGTATACTACCTACCTTGACTGGTTTTTTAAATATTAACTCATCAATTTTTAAGGTAACAACCCGTTGTGTATCACAGATTTGGGCGGTGTATGATGCGGCGGCATCATCAATTAGAGACATAATGGTGCCACCAAACATATTGTCGTGTACACCAATGTCTCCTTTTTTACAAATGTAAGTTGTGATTAGTTCCATTAAAATAAATCGTCTAATTCTTTAGGACACTCGGCTATGATATGTTTCTTAACAAATCGTTTCCACCAATTATATAATTTCATCCGTAATTCCATATGTTAATGCTTCGTTAGCTGTAAAATACCAGTCACGTCTTGATTTTTTAACCTCGTCTAGTTGTTTTTGAGATATAGATGTTTTTGAGATTAAATACGAATCGTATTGCCTCATAAGACGATTACTTTCATCTAAATTCTCTTTAATAATAGATAACTTATCGTATGGGTGAGTATCTAAAGCCTCATGATACATGAATGTAGCATATTTACTTGCGAATCGTTTATGACCAGAAGCAAATATTGGTAACCCCATTGACATAGCATAACCATAACAGTAAGTATGAATTGGTGTTATTGAATTTTCAATTACACCTACTAAAGCAAAACCATCATAAATCACCCCACCAAAACTATTAACAACCAATTTAATAGGTTTACGCTCAAAATCTTTAGAGACTGAGTCTTGCTCGTCATCATACTCATTAGCATCTAATATGAATTGGATAACTTCTTCAACTGATTCATTATCAATATCATTACTTAAAACAATACTTCTGAATTGGTCTTCTCTATCAAAGTATCTATTTTTTCTACTAGTCATTACCTATGTTTTTTAGGTGAACATTGATGATGTAATGGGCTTTTACCTTTATTAACTCGTTTAGTTTGTTTATACATCAACTGTTGTCTTTTATGATGATGTTTATAGTCATATCCTTTTTGAGGAGCTGAACATGAAGCTAAAGCAGCTACGATTAAGAATAAAATTAGTTTTTTCATATTATTTCCTCCCATTCTGGTTCTTTAATTTCTTGTAAAAAGAATAATGTCTCACCTTCATGATATATCTGATCTGCTTCCGTATATTCTCTCCATAGATCAATAAGTTCGTTTCTAGTTTGGCCAGTTAAGTTGTCTACAAATTTACCAAACCATACTTTACGTTTTACAACATACGGTATACCATTGATAGTAAGTACATCAGTCCTCATTACTTGATTTATATTTCTTTCTATTATATACTTTACCTGAAGGTTTTGCCTTCTGTATCATTCTGCGCCTCACTATTTGGGCAACGTGTCGTAGTGATAGGCCGTTTAATGTATTATTATTTTCCATGATGTGTTTAATTATACTATAAATATAATAAAAAAGGCTTGGTGATCCAAGCCTTAATCATGAAAAAATTATAAATTACTTTTTGTCAGCCGACATTTTAGGGGCTGCCTTTTTCTTAAAATACTTTTTCTTTTTAGGTTTTGTTTCCTCAGTTTTAGGAACATCAATAATAGCATGCATTGACTTACCTTCCATTGCTCTAATTTGAGCATTTAGTACAATTACTTCATTTCGAAGCAATTGGCGTGTTGCGTCAATCATTTCTTTTTCTTGGTGAAGTGTTTGGTTTTCGCCAAGTAATGAATCAATTGTGTCCTCTAATGAACTGATTTTGTTTGTAGTGTAGCCTAATGCGGCGAATAATCCTACTACTAGGATAACTGTGATAATTGTTGTTAACATATTTATTTTTTATTTATTTACATTCTATCTGTTTTAACCTTGAAGTGGGCTAATTCAATTATTTCATTTTGGGTTTTATAAGGGTGAGATATTTTATATTCGTTTATATACTGGTGTAGTTTGTCTACATCTCCAGCTATATGTGCTTGGTAAAATATTTCTTCAATGCGCTCTTCATTGCTCATAAAAACTATCCCTTTTAAATTTATAAATCATATTAAATGTAGCCAAATTATCTCTAATTTCTTTTACATCTGCTTTTTTAAACTTCCAATAATCTACAAAATTGCTTATTATTGTTTTCGCACAATCCAACTGCTCCTCATTTTCTATAGAGTTAAGTATTTTGATTATTTTATCTATGTGTTGTCTAAATACTTTTTTCACTCGGCAAATATATGGATATACATATATTACTTCCAAAATAATTGTACCATTAATATAATAAAACTTAACCCTAAACAAATAGCTGTCTTCATTGTTATTGGTTCTCCAAATAATGATACAGACATAATTGTAAACATGACTGTGCCTATGACAAAACCTATTAATCTAGATGGCCACAGTTGTCCATCAAAATGTTGTACCATTAGGCTGACTGATGTCATAAATAGCATTGAGATCGGTATACCCAATAACACCATAGCCCACTGATGGGTTTTCATCCACTCATATTTCCACCTTCCTTGTAATTGGAGAAAAGTTAATACTTGAGCTAACACTCCCACTAACATTCCTAATAATAGTTTCATATATATTCCTTTTCTAGTTTATGGTAAGTGTATATTTCCAAGCATTTAAGTTGCTTATCATTATTAAGAGGTTTAGCATCATCTATGTTATCTGAGAACTCAGCCCACCCTTCTCGGAACCCAGTCCACACCTGACAGTATTCATTTAGTACTATGAATTGTGGTTCTTCTTCGATTATGGGTTTAGATGTCTTGCGTCTCATAACCTAGATTTGCTTCTGGTAGTACTCCAAGATCTTCAATTTTAACCCATACTCTCATTTTCCATAAGTCAAGGTCTTTACCATCTAATTCTGTAGCTCCATTTTCTTGGGCTCGGGCTATGATTAACAAGCATGTATCAAGGGTTTCAACTGCTTTTTCAGTGTTTTCGGCCTTAATGTATTCAAGTGCCTTTTTCCATGTGTTGGTGATTTGTCCTACTTTTTTACTCATAACCTTTATTTTATTAGATAAACAATTAAATTAAACACTGCTGATATAGCATACATTGATATTACTGCTACCCCAATTGTTGCTGCTAGAACAAAAAACACATCATCTGGTTTTACGTCTCGTTTCATAACATTTGCTTTTCTGTAAATATACGAAAGAAAGGCCCGTAGGCCAAATCTTTAGTTGGGAAGATTATAAAATGGTGTATCTTGCCTCACCAATTCCATATCTAAGGTTAATAGTATACAAAAATCCCGGATGTTGTCCCAATCATCTTCAATTAAAGTAACTAGATCTTCATCCGGGATAGTATCTAAATAAGTTTTAATACTCACTTCTATAAGCGTTTTTAGTTGTGTATGTTTTCTCGTTTCGTAGTTTGATAACTTCTTTTTTCTTACGTTTACCTTCTAGAACTTGAATATACGACTTTAAACACTCGTAATTTTGTAATGCACTGTTTTTACTCATAACTATTTTTGTTTAATTTATTTTCCTTGCTTGTTGTAAGGCTTAACATAGTTTTTACTATTCTTATTCTTACTTTGCTTTTTCTTGCTATGTACGCCTGGTCTTTTCTTTCTTGGTTTTGCGATAAATGTTCTAGTCGCTGATTGTTTTGCTTTTGCCATTTTTAGTGTGTGTTTGTTTTGATTTTAGTGTATTTATAGCTTCTACTATTTTAGTGCAATCCTCATATAATTCCTGCTCAATATAGTATTTTAAGTTTTCTTGTAACGTATCAGCAAAAAACTGTCTTTCAAGTGTTATGTCAAATATTGCTTCTTCTTCTAAACAATTTACTGATAGAACATGGACGTGTTTTTTTCGTCCGTTTAAATTAGATAAAATAGATTCTACAACGGCTTTAGATATAACAAAATCCTTTCTATCCACCATCTCTTGAAACTCTTCACTGTTATTTAAGGTAATTTCTGTAGCCATTTTAGAATAAGTTTAAAAATTTTGGGTCAATTTCTTTACTTTTGAGTTGATTCATCTTCTCATCATTTTTAAGAATCTGATCCGCTAGCCGCTCAAGGTGTTTAGACTTGATAGCTTCATAATCCGTTTCAATTTCTTTATGCCTCTTCTTTTTCATACTCACTGATAAATATTAATTAGAATCTACTAATAAATTCTGATCCGTCGTCTTTAGGTTCGGGTTTATCTAGTCCTAATTCCAATAATCGTTGTTTAGTATAATCATCTAATTCCCAATCAACTTGGCTGTTATATGTGGGTTTGTGGTCCTCTAAACCTTCAATTTGTTTGTTATCAAATACTTCTCCCACCATTAGATAATAACAATTATAGCAAAGCATTTCTACATTACCTAAGTTATAGTGCTGTTTATTACCATCTTTAAAATGCATTATTAGTGGAGTCTTATAATCAGAAACCCGTCTTTCATGGAACCCACAATTAGCACATTCTTCTTTTAAGTAACCCTCAGTTATCATTCTATACTTTAATTTCTGTGGGTTGAAGTGAGATGCGTCTACTCTACCTTCAATTATATCTAGTATAGCCGGGTCTTTTTTCTTAAAATGTGAGTGGGTAAGGAATTTAGGTATACCTTTACCAGATTGGTTTTTATGTGCCTCAAATAACGAAATCCCATCTTCGTTCTTATACACCTTCATGTATTTTTTAAGGTGTTGATAAGAACAATTCAAGTAACGGGCCGCAGCACGAACGGATTTAGTTTTATCCATCGCACTAACAACCATTTCTTTAGTTATGGGTTTGGGCTTAGCCATTATTCCTCCTCTTCAGCGTAACCTTCAGTTAAAAATTCTTCTACATCCGGGAACTCTTCATCGTCTAAGCCATCTAGCATAGTTTCGTTCCATTCTGTAAACTCTTCATCATCTAGTACTGATGGGATTGGGTTGGGTTTGTTTTTTATCCCAGTTTCTAATTCCATCATTTTGTCATAATCCTCTCTCTCGACAGCATATGTCTCAATCCAAGTGTGATCGCCTTCACCCATTTGAACGGTTACAGCTACTTTTTTCTCAACTGTGGAGTGTTTCACACAAGTTTGAGTGCCTGGTAGAATTTCCAATCGTTTTGGGTGAATATCTTCCCCGCATGTAATACATTGTCTACTCATTTATTATTTGTTTTATTTATTTTTTCAATTAAATTCCAAAGATCCAATGGTGTTTTAACCATATGTAATTTAGGTTTTTTACCCGGGAGTGTTATGTTTAACCCTAACAATTTTCCGTCAGCATCAAATCTATCATATACATACCACATGATTAGGTTAGCTGTACTTTCACTGTATTTTAAGAATATTAGGTTTTCAATTATTTTATAGTATGTTTCCTCATAGCTCCAAAGATCTATACCTAATTCCTCATGCATTACATTAGTACGGCTCCAGCAATGCTCAAGAAGAACTACAGTCTCAATAAATGTTTCCTTCTCTTCGGATTTACCACTTTTACTGAATTTGAGTTTGCTACCAAAATTATTTAGATTCATCTTTTTCTTTTACGGAATATATTTGTAACCAATCTTTAATTTCCATTTTCTTCATTGAAGCAAAATGAATAACCGCTATACCTATAGTCCCGGCAGTACACTTACCTAGGTGCTCTTGGGTTGGATCTATGTTTGAGTAATAAAAATATTCTTTATATTCCATTCTTTTGTAAAGATAATATCAAAAAATAAATAAGACAAATTATATTTTAATAAGATCATTTTGATATTCATCCATTGAATTAATAGTAATTTTTAGATTACCTAATTCAAATGTACCTATCTCACCATGTTCTTTAATAATATCATTTAATTGTTGAATGATATCAAAATCATCTTGATTAAAAACACCCCCATCAACTTCAACAATTATATCTTGTCCTCCATTAAACCAAGGTTTCAAAGCCTGATCAAGTTGGGGGTTAGAGTTATGTATTATTACAGATTTTTTATAAACAACATTGTATATAGAGTTTCTAAAGCCCCATTTTTTAACAAAACTTATATTTGAATTATGTTCTATTTGTTGGTAATCGGCTGTTGTACGAGATGTTTTACTTACAAAATGATATACTTGGGCGGGGCTTACTTTTCTTTCAAGCCCTGCTATATCACATCTAAGATGAAAATCATCATCCTCACAGAATAATTTAAAAGTATGTCCATCAATTCCGATGTAATCTTCTTTATAACAACCTAAGAATAATTGAGATCCTCCATCCTGCAATTCTTCTCCTAGTGGTAGATTATAGAATTTTTCGGTGTCAAGTGAATTTAAATCTCGACCACAATCAAGTATTATTTTACCAGGGTATATATCGTTATAAACTGGGGGTTCAACTCGAGTGTAGGTTACAATTCTACCTTTAATAATGTCTCTGTCCATGGTTTCGACAAATCCTGGTTTGAGGATCATATCATTATGGAGTAGGATTATTTTTTCACCATTGGCCTTGGCTACAGCGTTATTATAATTTACCCCCATAGTTACATTGTCATTTTCCTCAACAACAATCTCTACTTCATTTTCATTGGGATAAATTTCTCTAATGTTTTTAATAAGAGCATCAGTGTACTCTCGGGTTCTACTTACTGTAGGTATTACTAATGATATCATTTTATTAAGTTATCTATTATTTGGTAAATGTTTTTAGAAGGTTTAAAACCTAAATTATTTAATTTTGTAGTATCTAGATACATTGATTCAACTTGGACCAACTTATGAAAATCGGTAGGTTCCATTACCCCAATCTCACTTGTTGAGTTTAATTGGCTATAAGCATAGTCAATAATGTCTTTAAATAGTACTGGTACCCCGGATGCTAGGTTATATACCTCGCTGTTTTCGCCATTATCTATGATAAATTTAATACCGTCTGCAACATCTTCAACGTCTATATAATCTCTATAAAATTGGCCTTTGTTATATAGGTTTATTTTATTATTTTCTTTTATTTCGTTTAACAGAAACTGGAGTGCATTTTTCTTTTTAGATACTTTATTGTCATTTTTCCCTACTACATTTCCTAGTCTAATAATCTTGTATTTGATATCAAATGTTTTACAATATGACTCTAATAATTGCTCAGCAGCATATTTAGTTATAGAATAGAATCCTTTAGGATTACATATTGAATTCTCGTTTGCTGGTAGCCCAGTCTTACCATATACAAACCAAGAACTAATAAATGTAAATGTAACATCTCTGTCTTTACAATTCTCTAACACCTTCATTAGATGAACAAGATTAGTCTCTATATCAATATAAGGGTTAGTTAATACATTATAATTATCAACTGTACTTATTAGGTATAAAATATTATTAGTAGCAGGATTAACCTCATCTCTACCCATAATAATTGAATCAGGGTATTTTTTGTAAAATGCTGAGCCTATGAACCCGGTTCCTCCGAATATAGATATGTTACTCATTATTGTATTTGATTGAAGATTTTAATCATATTTTCTTTGTAATCTTTTACTGAAGAGAATTCTTTAACAAACATGTCTCTAGCATTATTAGTTACATCATTGTAGAAATCTATATCAGTTATTAATTTATTCAAAATTATTCTTAATCCTTCAAAGTCACCATAATCTACAACTAGATCAGGAAAACATTCTTTATGGGGGTTAGAGTTATTCCATCCAATACATGGAGTTTTTACCATAGCACACTGTAGTGGGAATGATCCTCCTATAGCTAGTGGGGTTAGGTTAATGGCTATTTTGAATTTAGCTAAGAGTTGATTGTATTTAATATAATCAAAATCATTCGATATTGAATTTAAATTTGGGATTTGTGTGTTATTCCCAAAATGGTATATTTTTTCTGAAGGGTAATCTTGGAGGAGCATGTATCCATCTAATGCCCCATATCTGTCTTCTATACCTCCTAATATAAAATTTTCTTTTTTATTAGGTAAATCTAATTGATTATAGACATCTAATAGTAACTGCTTGTGATAAAAACATGGTTTTTGGTATAGATTCTCATAGTACTTTTTATCCAAATCATTATGAACCAGTATTCCATCAACATTTATGATAATAAAATTTAACATATAGCTACGCAATATGTTATTGTTTTTATAAAAATATCTATGATCACTATCATGTTGGAATAATAGTTTTTTAGATATATTTCTAACTTTATTTATTATATCTATATTTAATATATCTACATTCTCATGAAGACACCCTAGTATTGCTATATCAAAATCATCATAAGGTATGTTATCTATATTTAAGTAATTACAGTGGTATGATTCTAGTCCTGATACCCAACTCATGGGGGGCCTAGGGCCCATTTGGAAGCCAGTTGTTACTCCATTGTAATTTAAATCTGTTAAATATAAGATTTTCATTTAAATTTAAAAATTAAATTATTTATATTTTGTTGGATAAATGAGGGCACATTTTGATTAAACTCTTTACTTTGAGTATATTTTAAATCATTTTTTACCATTAGTTTTCTGTAATAATCTACCATAAACCCATCTAAATTTTCTACTCTTAAAGGACCAATTCCGTACGGGAATACAATTTGATTATTTAAAATGTACTGTTGAACATCCTGGTTTAGTTTTTCTTTAAGAAAATAGGATGAATGCATAGAGTACAAATCCCACCCACCATATCCTTTCCAGTCTTGAGGTACAGGAGCAATCTCTTCAAAGAATGCTTTATTATATAGATCAAACCACCCAGCCCATTTAAATTGATCAATTGGAGATACATTAATATCTTCTTGGGTGGTGTGTAAGTAATTATCTATATCAAATATATCTAAACTAGTTTCCCAATCTTTATAATCATAATCACAAAATTCTTTGTGTGTTAATATATCCCAAGAACTATCCCATAGTTTCCCAATTTGAGTAGTTAATATAAAGTACTTATTAGGTATAGATTGAGCAGCCTGTATTATATAGGATAATAGATATTCACTGAAATACATGTCAGGACATATGCCCATATAGTAATCTATCTCTGGGGATATGCAGTCTCTTTGTAAGTCTAAGTGCCCGTATAGCTCGTTACCATCATATATTTTAGGATTATGGTTATAATCTTTTAGTAATAAGGATAATTGTTTGTATTTTTCAATAAAATATTCTTTTGGTAGTTTACTTTCATCCCAATTAATTAAATATGATGATAAATTTAAAGCACTATCTATGGTTATGTTTACATCTGGGGGTAGATAGTATTTAGATTTCTTTAGTTGGGTAAATGTTAGTAATGCATAGTCTATCTCCCACGGCATTATGTGGTAGGTAATTTTAATATTCATTTTTGAGTTTATTATAAACCTCTTTAATTCCTTCTTTTAAACCTATAAAATCTAGTAACACATTAGCTGTTCCATAATACGATAGTGCTGTTCCTTCTTTTTCAATTTGAATATCTACTTTATGATCATCTAAATCATTAATAATATTTGCTACTTCAGATAATTTATATAAACCAATATATGAACAATCTATTTGTTTAGGTACATTATCATTAATAATATAATAATCTACTAAAGAAATCAAATCTTTTATATAAAAGAAGTCCATAAACTTATCTTGATGGATAACTATGGGTTCTTTATTTATATAACGTTTGATGTTTCCTTTAATAAATCGAGTATCTAACTCATTCTCATCAAACATTCCAAATATTTTAATATTATAAAAGTTAGGTATCTCAGAAATAGAATTAGCTATAACTCTTTTACTTATACCATACGGAGTTTCAGGGGCATTTGTTTCTGCTCCTGACCCAAAGTGTATTAATGCTCCGAATTTATTTTTACAATATAATAGGTTATAATACATCTTAAGATTATTATCCATATCCCCCCAAGTGTCAGGTCTAAGTCTACTGCCTCCACTTACGGCACAATGAATAACAACATCAAAATAATGTTTTGAAAAATATTTTAATGTCTCAAATGAATCAGTTAAATCAAAATTTTGTCTTGTAATAGATGTTACATCATACTTATCTTTAAAAGCATTATGTAAACTTTTAGCTATATAACCATTTCCACCTGTGATTAGTATTTTCATCGTTTAAGATTTATATAAGTGGGTAGTTGCTTATCAAGGGAAAATAAAAAACTATCAGACAATTCACTATCATTTTCAGGCCAACTTGAAATTATATTATGGAAAACACCCATTATTTCTTTATCATCATGAGACCAATGAGAAAACCCTAAATAACCATAATCCTTATCTCTACCACCCCCAACAATATTTACAGGGATTTTTTCATGATCGAGATAATTACGGATCATCTCAAATGGCCTATAAATTGCAAATGGAGTAATCGAGTATACATAAGGAATTTTACCATCCATTGCTAAACCAATAGCTGCCCCCATCATTGCCATTTCAGAAGACCCCACATTATAGAATCTATCCGGATAATCATCCCTAATTTTATCCCATAATCCATAACCCAGATCTCCAGTAATTAAATAAATATCTGGGTTAGAGGACATTTCGGTATGTAAAAGTTGTGCGAATTGTTTTCTCATGATTCAATAACTTGTTTATAGTTTTCCTCTGACATTACATGGTAGTGGGCATTAAGTCCTTTTAAGAATGGGTATTGCTCTACTGTGGTATATCTTAATTCAATTCTAGGTAAAAATGCTTTAAGTCGAGTTGACATATAATCTATATCTACTTCTTTATATGCACATAATCCATTTATATTAACAAATACTTCAATATTGCTAATATTTAATTCTTGGATTGTTTTAAGTGATTCCCAAATGCTGCCTTCAGCTGCTTCTCCATCACTTATCAAAACCCATACTTTCCGATTTGGGTTAGCTAATGCTCTACCTAATGCTATAGGTAAACCTAAACCTAAACTACCCGTTGAACAATATATTTTGTTTTTTTCATCCCTGTGAGGATGACCACCATGCTTTAAAAATAACATTTCAGCATCAATACCAAAATATTTTTCTATACAAACATACATTGCTAATGAAGCATGTCCTGATGATAGGATAAAGATATCGTCTTTACTCATCTTTGAGTAAATTTCATCTACTATCTCAACACTTGAGAGATAGCTTCCTAAATGGCCTAATTTGTGTTTATATGCTATTTCAACAATTCGCTTTTTTAGATTTACCATATAAATTTTTCTTTATAATAATTAACCATTCCTAAGATAACATAATTAAAATCTGCTTTAGGTTCCCAACCCAATGCTTTAATTTTAGAATCATCTAAAGCATATCTAACATCCATACCTGGTCTGCTATATTTGAAATCAATGTGTTTTTCTATAGCCTCATAAGGTAAAGGTGATTTATAGTATGCTTCAATTATTGTAGAGACAGTATCAATATTTTGTTGTTCAAATCCTCCTGCTACGTTATATATCTCACCTATTTGCCCTTTCTCAATTAATGTAATAACAGCTTTTGCTGTGTCACCAGCATACAACCAATTTCTATAAGGTGTACCATTATTATGTAAAGGTATTTTACGGCCTAAATTTAAACATTTAATTGTTTTAGGTATTAATTTTTCAACATATTGCCCAATTCCATAATTGTTAGTTGGTCTAATAATCATATAAGGTACATTGTGTGTTCTACCCCAAGCCATAATTAACATATCTGCAGCTGCTTTAGTTGCTGAGTAAGGGTTACTTGGTTTAAGTAGATGTTCCTCAGTGTGCTCACCTTCATCTATATCCCCATACACCTCATCTGTGCTAAAATGTAATAAAACAGGTTTGGTTGAGTTTTCACCTCTATGATTTTTAATTAGCTCTAGTAGGTTATGTACTCCATCTATGTTTGATTTAACAAACTCAGCACTGCTAGCAATACTATTGCCAACATGAGTTTCAGCCGCTGTGTTAATTATAAAATCACAATCATATAAGAATTTAAGATCATTTATATCACAATGTACAAATGAGAAATTTTTATATTGGTTAAACTCTTCTAATAAATCTTCATTAGCAGCGTAGGTTATTTTATCTACACCTTTAACATACCATCCTTTTTTAAGGCATGCTCGGGTAACATAGGAACCTATGAAACCCAAACAGCCTGTTACATATACTACTTTCATTTATTAAAAAATTCTTTAATCTTGTCGCAAACATAATCTACATCCTCGATAGTCATTCCATGATGTGCTCCTAATAAGAAACCATTCTTCATGATTGTATCTGAGTTTTCAAATGGTTGGAGATATTCTCTATAAACTGGGTGGCGTGTTACGTTACCAGCAAATGTTACTCGGGTTTGGATATTATTATCTTCTAGGAAGGTTAGTAATTCTAAACGTCTTTCTGTTTGTAGTGGGATAGCTAACCAGTTTGGTTCAATACTATCATCTGGTAAGATAATTTCCTTTACATCTTTAAGGTTCTCAAAATAACGTCTAATATTATCTCTACGAGTATTTTTAAATGTTTCAAAACGTTCTAATTGTACTAGGCCGAATGCAGCACTCATTTCTGAGCATTTAAAGTTATATCCTAGTACATCATAGAGGAATTTATGATCATAAGGGATACCATCTACACTGTGGTTAAAGCGATCATCCATAATTTCAGAATTATCACCCATACGACCCCAATCTCGGTATTGTAATGCTCTATCAACGTGTTTTTTATCGTTATACATCACCATCCCTCCTGTTCCACCAGCTGTAATAACGTGGCTAGCATAAAAACTAGTAGTAGCAACATCTGTTTCTTCAGTATAAGTAACTGTGTCTGCTGAATCTTCAATTACAATAATGTCTTCTCTTCCAATACGTTTTAATTCAGAACGTAGTAATTTCCAATCTGGTTTGTTACCGATCAAATTAGGTACCATAATTGCTTTTACTTCATCATCAATCATAGCAATAATGTCTGCTACAGTTGGAACATAAGTAGTTAATCCAACATCTACAAATACTGGTTTGAAGCCTAATTGAATAATTGGAGCTAAAGTAGTACTAAATGTGCAAGCTGGGGTAATAATTTTACACCCTTTAGGTAAATCTAAAGCAGCTAATGCTAATAAACAAGCAGATGAACCTGAATTAACAAATACACCGTATTTTTTACCAAAGCGCTTGGCTATTTTTTCTTCAAATTCAACTGAGCGAGGGCCAAAGCCACCTAGCCAACCATCACGAAGACATGCTTCTACTGCTTTAATTTCTTCTTCTCCATAAGATTCAAACTTATACGGAGCATACCATACTTTTTTTTCTTTTTTCATATTCTGTAAATTTAATTAAAAAATTCATTACACCCACATTCTTCCTTAAAGAATTTTATAGTGTCAGAATTAAACAATTTTGTTTTGTATAAATGTGTTAAACGATTAAAATCTTCTAAAGGTCGTCCGTGTAACCCTTCGGCAATGTGCCATACTTTAATGTGTTTATGATCATGAGTAAATAATTTTCCATCATTAACATAGTAATGATAAATTGGAGCCTGGTACGGGTTGTTTATGGCTAGATCAAAAATATGGTTAGTATAATTAACTCCTTTGGCTCTAACATTATATACTACTTCACTAGTAGGGTACGGTCCATCTAAGATACGAGTTGAAAAAGTTTGCTCGGTCCATACTAATTCATTAAATGCTCCTTGTTCCCCAAACACACTAGGGTGCATAACCATTAACTCAACACATCTTTCTAATGCCTTTATATTGTTAAAACATATTACTCCTGAGTTTAGGTTGGCACTATCTTGTATTGTTGTTCCATCTTCAAATTCTAAAGTATAAAATGGGGTCTCAAAATACTCAGTTTTATCTTGTATATTATAATTTAAACTTGCTAGTATATCATGCTCATTATCTTCTAACATTTCATCAAATCTAGCACACGTAATGGTATCTATATCTAATACTATCAGTTTGTCTGCTTTGTAGTATTTCATTACTTCATAAGCTATAACAAATTTTTGAGCTACACTACTGTTTATTAATTTTGGATTACCAAATAAATTAAGATACTCTTCTAGATTATCATCATTGATATAAACCATTTCAATGTCTGGGTGCCATTTTCTAAAGCTTTTTAGACAACAATCTACATACTCATTATATCGAGATTGATCATTCCCATGCATTTGATTTAACTCAGTGTATTTATCTATCATTTGGGTATGCTGTAGAAATTTACCTGTAGTTACATTACTAAATACTGCTATTGTTTTCATTTATTGTTTGATTTGTTTTTCTATAAAATTTAAAGCCGATTCAATTACTTGATGCATGTCATAGTATTTGTACTCTGCCAGTCGGCCACCGAATATAATATTTGATTCATTATCAGCCAAAGTTTTGTATTGAGAATATTTAAAATTATTCTCATCATCATTGACTGGGTAATAAGGCTCTGTTTCTTTTGCTTTATACTCAGTCGGGTATTCCCAACTTATCCAAGTTATAGGTGAAGATATATTTTCAAAATGCTTATGTTCAATACATCTAGTATGAGGAGTTTCATCATCAGTATAATTCATCATTGCTGTGCCTTGAAAATTATCTGTGTTTAGTTTTTTGTGGTCAAATTTGGTTGTTTTATACTCTAATTCCCCAAATTGGTAATCATAAAAAGCATCTATAGGCCCAGTGTATATTACTTTTTTAGCTAAATTATCCCAATACTTTTTATCTTGTAAATAATCAACTTCAAGTTTTACCTCAATTCCATCTAATAATTTTTCAAATATTTGAGTGTATCCTCCAATTGGAATACCTTGATACTTATCATTAAAGTAATTGTTGTCATATGTAAATCGGACTGGGAGGCGTTTGATTATTTCTTTAGGTAAATCTTTAGGGTCTTTCCTCCATTGCTTAGATGTATATCCTTTAATTAATTTCTCATATACATCTCTACCAACTAATTTAATTGCTTGTTCTTCTAAATTAGATGGGTCGTTTATTTCTTCGCTTTGTTGTTCTATTATTCTTTTAGCCTGGTCCGGGTGGGTAACATTCCATAGTTTAGAAAATGTCCACATATTAAAAGGTAAAGAATATATTTCTCCCTTATAATTAGCAACTGGTCTTAAAGTAAAGTTGTTAAAGGAAACAAATTGGTTAATCCATTCCCATACTTTTTCATTTGATGTGTGGAAGATATGAGGACCATAAGTATGAATATTAATCCCATCCTTATTATCAGTATAACAATTCCCACCAATATGGTTTCTTTTTTCTAAAACAAGACATTTATAACCTTGTTTATTAAGTTCATGAGCACATATTGAACCAAAAAAACCTGACCCTACTATTATATAATCGTACATTTATAGATTATTAAATTCAACAATTTCTTCTATGGTATCTTTAAATCTACCAAATAAATCAGCATAGTGTTTAGCTAACTCAAAATTATGTTCTATAGCATTTTTTCTACTGTAATAATAATCTGGGGTTAATTCATTCGTTGCTTTGATGATCTCATCCTCATTTGTGCAATAAATGAAACCATCGGAATCATATCCTAATTCTTCTAAATTTGGGCAACCCCAATATATAGGAATGGTTTTGGATAAAAATGCATCTATTACCTTCTCAGTATGGTATCCTCGATTTGAAGAATTTTCTACACATATTGAAAACATACTATTCCATAGTTTTTTCTTTTCATGCCCTGGTGATTTGTCTTTATATTTAACAATAGTGTGGTTTCCGTTGTTGTATTGGTAATCTTCTAGGGTATAGTACCATTGTTTAGGGATAGTAATTTCATCACCTCTTTTATGTAATCTGTGTCTTAGATGATGTCCTTCAATCATTTGTTTAGCACCACATAAAAATGATACTTCAAATTTTTTATCAATACTATCAATATTATCAATATATTCTTTATCTAACCAACTAATACCAAATGGAAAAAATAAAGCATTAGGACATTTATTTAAAATTTCTTGTCCCCAGGCTAATATTATATCAAAAGCATGATAATTACTAATCACCCAATTGTGAATACCAAATAATTGATTTGGCTCAGATACTATTAGTATATTGTAAGGATTAATATTTAATTCCTCTAATGAAGTAATAGGATAATCATTAAATATAGTTATAGGTTTAGATTTTAAATCATCTGTAAGTGCTGATTCAAATTCGTTTGCTCCTATAAAATTAGAGAATACTTTAAGCATCTAGATTATAATTAAAAGGTTTTAAGTAATTATTCAGTATTTTATTCTTTACTTCTTCATCAATAATAAACATTTCAGAAGTGTATACCATTTCTAAAACGGATTGTAGACGATACTGTAGCATCTCTTCTTCATCTATATTAGGATTTAAATCTATGGATGAAATTCTATTCTTCCAAACTAAAGGCAAATCTTCTAAAGTAAACTTATAATCAACCCCAGATTTATTATATGCATAATAATTTGGATTTTTAGGGTTTATATTAACCCAACCTTCTTTATAATTATCATAACCATATCTTATTTTAATATCATTCTCAAAAAACCCGGGTGGAATATCTATAGCCGGGCACTGGTTGTTAGTTATTTGGGGGTAAACGTGTTGGTACCCGTCAAAGTGCCTACATATTTCCTTTAGTGGGATCATAACTTTGTGATGTGGGATAGGTTTAATTTCGGCTAGTCCTATTCCAAAAAAATCAGGTCGTGGTAGTCTAATATGATTAAACTCACCTTCACACCACCAACTATAATATAAATCTTTAGTTATAATTTGAATACTATCAAAATTAGTTGATACAATCGAAAGTGAATTATCATGAACTTGATATGTTGATGGGTTTCTAGTTAAATCTGATCCCCCAAGCTTAGCTGTTCTGATATTTTCAGGCCAATGGGAGAACTGTAGTGAGCATAGGTTTTCATTTTCCATTTTATTCACTAGTTCTTCTAAGTGTTGGGTGCTGTTATCAAAAAATATATGATCGTGGTTACAATAAAACCATATTAGGTTATCGTCTAGTAATTCATAATCTTTTTCCCAATCATTTTGGTACTCATTTCTTTCCCATTTTAAGATTAAATTAAAATTCTTAAACTCAATCTTAATAAAATCCTCTAACTCTTGTTGTCGATGTTTATAGATATCATCTAAAGATATTTTAAGAATAACCTTACTCCAAGGGTAAGCAACTGCTAAACCAGCTAGTGAGTATTTAAGGATATCAAAATTAGAAAACGATTGCAAATTTTCTCTAAACACAAACCCTTTTCCAATTGCTGGTTTTGTTTCTGTTATGAATGTATTACAAAATAATATCATATATCTAATTCTTTTATTCCGCTATTTCTATCTAAACAAATACTAAATGCAGCTTTAGTACCTTCAGGTTTTTTATCATTAATAAGATATCGGGGCCCACCCCCAATTCCCATTATTAGTTGATCATAAAATATCCCTACTTCAGAAAGTTGGTGTTCTGTTACTTTTCTTAAACTTTCTTTTCTTCCAGTTGTTAAAATAATATAGTAACCTTTCTTATCCCATTCAAGTAATTTCTCAATAGTCCCATCTAAAATTTCCATTTTATAATTAGGGTTAGCTGTAGTAGATGGAGGAGCATGTTCTACTAGTGTTCCATCTATATCACAGAATATGGTTTTAGGTCTAGCATCCATATAACTCTTTTAATTTGTTTTTGATATTGTTTTTAACTTGTTGATCTATATTGGGAAATTTAGATTTAATATCATATAAAAAATGATGGTTAGATAAAACATAATGACCACATATTTTAATCAATTCTTCTTTATTAGAATGTGGGTCAAAATCTTCATTTACCCATTTTACCCATTTTTTAGAATCATAACATATTTGAAAGTATTTTTCAAATGTGTCAGAATCGGTTATTTCATTTAGATAAGTTAATGTTTCAATTAACCCAAATTCAGGGGCAATATTAATTGAGTCTAATCCTAATTCAAATTTTTCTTTAATAGTAGAAACTGGGATGTAGTCTCCATTGTGTTCTTTAGAGATAAGATTATGGCGTTTACATACATCAATCATTTCTTTTAATCTACTAGAGTCATAAGCACCAGTTTGATTTGTTCCTTTTAAAGAAGTACCAGATTGGATTACTAGGTATTTTATTTGGTTAAATACTTCAGGGGTCAATTGGGATTTAAGTTGGTGTATTAAATCATCTAATTCATATGGTTCAAATCGTCTAATGGCTTCTTCTGTGCCTACCTCATACTGTATATTAGGGTTTAGATCATAACAATATTCAATCATTTTGATTGTCTCTTTTAATCCTAAGTTAAAGGCGGGGTACTTTTTCCAAGGATCAATATGAATAATATCTAAATGTTTACAATCTTCTGACAAGGATTGGTATCCATCATCATCTAATTGCCCTTGTCCTGGGCCTGAGTGATCTCTAACTAGTAGAATTTTATCTGTTTTAGATCTAACATAGTTTGCAAATTCTTTGGTTGACCAATTGTTTACATACCCTCCATTCCATTCTACTTGTCGACGAGATGGGATTAGACCTATGGTATTATTTGTTTCATTGCAAAACTCTATAATAGTGTCTACTACATTTTTGGACATCGGTCCTATAAAGTATTTAGGTGTCATAAGTTTATGTATATTTTATATTGTTCTTCTGCTTGTAATTTAGCTATTATCTTACCTTGTTCAGTAAATGGTCTACCATCTATCAAATGTCCTTTAGTATTTACATCTATCGGGGTAGCATTAAAAACATATCCTTCTAAATTGTATACTTTATCCCAATCTTTTCTTGTGATAATTTGATATGGAATATTCTTTTTAACACACATATATTGAATAGCTTTACTAAATCCTCCATCACCCAATATAGTTAAAAAATCAATGCTTTCCAAAATATATTTAGAAACCCCTATCCAATCTGTGTTGTATGCTTTTAGATACCCGTTTGTATTTGTGATAGTGTTAGCAGCACCTATGTTTTGGCTTGCATCATCTATTTCATCAACATAATCTAATACTGTGGTTTTAAATGGCATACTAACAGCAAATCCAGCAATATCTAATGTTTTAACGGCGTCTATGGATTTAGCTATATCATTTGAGTAAAACGACTTATATACAGCATTAATATTGTTTTCTTGGAATTTAGTATTAAAAAATTCACATCCATTATTTCCGGGGTTAGAGGAAAATGAGCAGAATATTTTAGTATCTTTATTTATTAGCATTGCTAAGCAATTCAATAGATTTAAACCACAGCATTTTAGAAAATTTATCATCATGAAGTGGGGACATGTTTAAGAATATTATAGCTGTAATGAGTTTTACTGTGTTTAAGTCATATCCATTGGTTACTATCCATTTTTCGTATTCTGTTTTAAATTGGGCCAAATGTTTAGATACCTTGCAAGAATAACTTATGTTAGATGACCCTTCATTTAAAGTAATATATGAATCGTCTTTAACTTTATTATAAGGGATAATACAACCACCATATAATTTAGCTAAATCATAGTACAAATCTCCACCTTTTGTATTACCAGCAAATGATTCTCTCCAATCAATATATGTAAACTTATCAGTTGTTGGGTCAAAAAGTATATTATCGAATTGTAAATCACCGTGAAATAAATCATACATTTTAAAAGCAGCATGCTCAATGTTTAGATTATCTAATATGTTGTTTAAGGATTTGTATTTAACACCATTAATAGAGTATTCTTGTTCAGCATATTGCTCTCCAAATTTTTCTATAAATTTATTTTTGCGTTGATTAGTTTTATCAATATAAAATGCGGTAAATTCATTTATGTTTCCATCAAAAAACTTAGCTTTAGTACTAATAAGGTTATCATAAAAATCTAAAAACTTAAGAAAATAATTTAAATTATCATAGTGGTACAATGTTTCCCCATTTTCCCAATTATAACTAATAAAATACTTACTATTAGAAAACCCAGACGGGATAATATCTTTTAAAATATTAGCTCGTTCTGTTTTATTTTCAATAAATGTTTCACTAGGATTAAATTTGATAAATTTATTTTCCTTATATGTTATTTCATCTGTTACTTTGTACAATGACAACGGATTATCACCAAAATACTCTTTAGTTCGGTTTAAATCATCTAAATTACCTGTGTCTAACCATTTTAGATGCTTAGCTTTAAAGCTAGGGTATTTGTCTGGGTTTTTAAATGCAGATACTATTTCCCCATTTTGAGTATTAGATTCTAGTTCACTCCAAAATATATCAAAATCCCAAATGCTGGCTAGACCTATAAATGCGTTGTCATATCCTTGTGTGTCTTTGTTTACAAATTTTAGGATATTGTCATTTTCATCTACATCTGCTGTGGAGTATTTTTCAGGGTAGCTAGTAGGGTAAACGCCTAACCAATTTCCATCTAAATGGGGCATTTTTGAGTCTATAATACAATCTGCTACTACAAAATAAAACGGGCGTTGCAAATGTTGTTTACACTGCAGTGCTGAGTACCCAGGCCCTGAACCTTCTTGGTCGAAGTTATTAATGTTTACGAATGTAAATTTATGGTTTGGGTAATTTAGCAGACAATATTCTTTTAGTGATTCTCCCTTATACCCAAGGGCTACTACAAATTCATATTCATTAGGGAATTTATCTATAATATAAGAAATAATAGCCTTATTGTTAATAGGTAATAATGCTTTATTAATATTTTTAGTTAAATTTTTTAAACGACTGCCTATCCCGGCTGCTAGAATCAGTACTGCCGGTGTTTTATGCTCTGCTTCTACTTTTCCGTCTGTTCGATTAAATTCATCGTTTATTCTAATAACATCGTCTACGTGTGGGGTAGATACTTCCTGTAAAATAATATCAGTTATAGCTATAACTCTATGCTTTTTAGGTGGAGTAACATCAAAAAAGTCCCCGGCACCCATAATTTTTTTCTCAACAACACCCTCATCATTTTCTAACCACACTTCAGCTGTTCCTGAAATGATGTAGTTGGTTTCATGTTTAAATTGGTGGTATTGATAGCTGGTTTTATACTTAGCATTTATGTAAATTCGTTTGTAGCAATAAAAATCATTTAATGCTAACCATTCTTCTTTTCCCCAAGGTTTATGAACTACTTTATGCATGTTATTTGTTTTATTTTATGTATGCTGCTAAATGATAATTTTTATATACGTCACCATTATTTTCATTAAGGGCGTTTTCATATGTAAAAACATAATTTGGATTTATTTCTAATAATTTATCTTCTACTTGTTTAGGATCAAAATAAATTGGAATATCATCTATCAAAATAGTATGAGTTTTAATATTATGACGTTTTATAGCATTTAATTCTTCCCATAGTGGATTTCCATCAATACCATCTGGGTGTCCGTCTAGCCAAAACAGTGTTGGTTCTTTTATTAGTTTTAGCATGTGATCCATCCATGCATTAGAATCTCCAAAGAATAAATGAACTTTACCTTGAATTATTTCTTCTGTGAATTTATCATAACACTCTAGAAAATAGTTTTGGTCTATTTCTACTGAAAGTGCTTTATTAAAGCCAAGTTTTAAGGCTCTTGTTACGCCATCACCATGGTGGGTTCCAGTTTCAAAAAAGATATTATGATTAAATTTGTATTTTCCAAATAGATCAAAAGGTGTTAATCCTTTTTCTCCTTTAACAGTTATTTGACTGTGGGTTTTGTATATCATATTATTTATATAGTTGTTCTTTAATCCAATTGTATGTTTTTTCTATACCTTTAATTAACGGCTGAGTTGGCTCCCATCCTACCTTTTCTTTAAATAATTTATTATCTGAGTTTCTTCCTCTAACGCCTACAGGGCATTTAAAACCATATTTGGCTTTAAATTCCTCCCCAGCAATATTTTTAATTTTAATACTCTTATTAGACACTTTAATAGCCATCTCAGCTAATTGATTAATAGTAACCATTTCCTCAGATCCAATATTGACTGGGCCTAAAAATTCATTTTGTCTCATAAATTGAAGAACTGCTTCAATACATTCATCGATATAAAGAAACGATCGAGTTTGTTTTCCATCACCCCATACTTCAATTTCACCCTCACTCTCAACAACTTTACGACACATAGCAGCAGGTGCTTTTTCTTTACCACCTTTCCAAGTACCTTGTGGTCCAAATATGTTATGAAAACGAGCTACTCTTACATCTAATTTGTAGTTACGATTAAATGCTAAAAATAATCTTTCGCTAAATAATTTTTCCCAACCATACTCTGAATCTGGGTTTGCAGGGTATGCACTTGATTCTTCGCAATTTGGGTTATCGGGGTCTAGCTGGTTATGTTCTGGGTACATACATGCTGAAGAGCTGTAAAATACTCGTTTAGCGGATTTTTTAGATGCTTCATGTACTACATTTAAATTTATTAATGCTGAGTTATGCATTACGTTTGCATCATTATCGCCTGTGAAGATATAGCCTGCTCCGCCCATATCTGCTGCTAATTGATAAACCTCATCAAATGAGTTTATATTATCATTCTCAGATATTTGATTTGGGGCCATCATTACTCGACTTACTAACATTGGGTCTCGTAGGTCACCTTGAATAAACTCGTGACATATCTCGGCTTCAGTAAAATATTCGTGTTTTTTAATATCTACTACTCGTACCCAAAATCCTTCTTCTTTAAGACGTTTAGCTAAATGTCCACCTATAAATCCTCCTCCCCCTAATATTAAAGCTGTTTTTTTAATATCCTGCTTTCTCATAACTTATTGTAAAAATTATTTTGTGATTCTTGTCTTAATATGTGTTTATAATGGTATAAAGAATACTCTTCAAACTCAGGCAGATAAGCATATGTCTTATATCCATCTAGTACTTCATGTACTTTATTCTTCCATGTAATACCCGGAGTATTTTTAAATATTCTCCATTGGTAATCAGGGAATTGAACCCATCCTTTATCATTTTGTTTCCAACCCCACATTTGTAAATGTTGAGGAGTAATACCTTCTACAATATTAATTCTAGGAGTTAATATAACGTCAGACCCGGAGTTAGATAATATATCTGGGAGTGCTTCTAGTAATTCTTCATTGGGCACTTCATCGGCGTCAATTTGGAAGATATAATCACCAGAACACATTCTGTTTAATTCATTTTTCCAATCAGCAAAATGACCTTGAAATGCACTTTCTTTTAAGATGATAATATCTTTAGATGACCAATAATAAAGTTCATCTAATAACTGTTGAGATGCTTTTGGTTTATCTAATAAAACACAAATTTCATCTTCAGATCGTTTATGTTGATGTAGGAAATTAAGTAAACGACTTACTTCTTCTAGTTCATTACAAACTGTGATTGCATAACTGATTTTCATTTTTTATCTTATCTATCCAATTTTTTAAAGTATGCTTTGGCTTCCAATCTAATTTTTCTTGAGTATCTGAAGGGAATTCTTTGCTAGTAAACCTTTCACCTTTTCTTTCAGGGACAAATTCCCATTTATGATCAAACAATGTAGCTACCTCTAAAATAGTTATGTTTTTTCCAGATCTTAAATGCCATTCATTTTGTTCATCTTGTTCCGTAACTTTTATTAGCCCTTCAACTATATCTTCTACGTGTGTAAAATCTCTACTTTGGGTGCCAGGTGTAACTACTGTTAAAGATTTGTTTTCTTTGTATTGTTTTTCAAATATTCCTATTACTGTAGCATAATCACCTTCAACTATTTGGTTGGGGCCATATACATTGTAAAAATAACAAATTTCATATTTAAGACCAAACCATTTTGAGTAGTTTTTTATTAGTTCTACCATTTTAGATTTACACCAAGCATATGGAGATAAATTTTCATCTTTACCATCATTCCCAAATTTTGATGATGATGCTGAGTATATAACTTTAGCATTCCATTCTAGGCATAAGTCTAAGATAATCGGGGTACCATATAGAATAGTTTTAATTACATATTGTATGTCATCAAATGATTTAACTATCCGAGAATATTCCCCAAAATGATATACGATATCAAATTTACAGCCGGCTAATAATTCTTTAGCATCCCATGTATTACCACTTATGTATTCAACATCTGGTATATGGTTTTTAGGTTTACCTGTGAAGTAATTATCTAATACTGTAATATTAGATTTAGGGTATGTTTCTTTTAGTTTTTTTGTTAGGTTAGAGCCTATAAAGCCGGCTCCACCTGTAACTAATATGTTCATATGTTATATTATTCTGGGAGTAAACCTATGTAACTTAAAGCATCTATGAAGTCTCTTTCTTCAAAATGTTTAAGAGTATTCATATCCATTCTATACTCATAAAATTTACCAGGTTGTTTTGGAATTGGGTATTTGAATTTTTCTTCTTCAGTTACAGGCACTGCTTTAACAGCCGCCCACTTCCAGTTTGAAGTATCATTACCATTAGCAAACACCATACCTTGTTTAGGCTCATTGATTGTTTGTGGTAACCAAATTAAACCTGTTGCTTCATCTTTCCAAGCTAATTCTTTATATAACTCAGGAAGCATTTCCATTTGAGTATCATAAAATTCACTTCCTTCAGTCATAAGTGAGTTAGTCCAAAACCCACAGGATAGTGACATCCAATTTGTTATTTCAGGTGTGACCTGTGTTTCATAACACAAGTCACCTCCTGATTTAGGACAATTTATAATTTTATCCATTATTTTCTACTTTTTTTAATTTTGGTAATTCAATCTTTTTTAATTTAGGGAGTTGCAATTGAACTTGTTTCGGGAACTCAGGGATATATTTAGTAAATAATTCATCTACTTTATCCTTCATTTTATCCCAACTAAACTCAGTTTTGCTTTTGTGTGCCTGGCGTTTAGCACCATCAATATATTTCTTGTGGTCTTCAAATATATCTTTAATGGTAGTACCAGCATGGCCTAAATCTACTGAGAACCATTGTGATTCTTTTAATAACCAATTGTTAGCAGCACTTGGGTGAACATTAGTTAATGTACCAGGTAACATTGTAGTAAATTCTGGGTTTAAGAAATCTGTATGTCCACTCCAATTAGTTGTGATAATTGGTTTTTTAGTTAAACTAAATTCAAGTAGTGGTCGTCCAAATCCTTCACCTTTAGTTAAGTTAATCATCGCTTTAATTTTAGGATGATTATATAACTCATTCATTTCAACATCACTAAATTCACCGTGTATTAAATAGACATTAGGTAAATCTTTGCTGTTAACCGAGTTTTTGATAGCTTTAATTTTCTTTAAAATTTCATCTCGGTCTACATATGAAGAACCCATTTGAGATGTTTTTAAAATAAGTGCAGGTTTATCTTTTTTATTTTTAAATATTTCAAAAAACATTTTAATTAATAACCCAACATTTTTTCTATCCTCACCCAAATCACCATTAATCCAGTGACCTACAAACAGAAATGCAAATTTTTCCTTAATATCATTTAACTCAGGGAATAAAGATACTTTGTCAAGTGGTTTATAAATTTCAACATTTGCACCTTCAAATAGTACTTCAATTGGTTTTTCAATTTTTAACTCACCAACAACTTGGTTAGTGCGTTGATCTACCTGCTGCATCACAGTTTTAATAAATGTCTCTTTAGAATGTTCAGAAGAAGTTAATACTAAATTCATTCTATTACATCCTTCAATCCAATCACCTGGTGAAATTGTTGTTTCAATACCGGCTGTTACTCCAATATTAAATTTTCCAATAGGTTGAAATTCACTTGGTATAGTAATTTGCATCCAAATCTCAGGTTGCTTTGGTAATTGAGGTTGATTCCAAATATGATCATTTAAAAATTCCCACTCTGGGTTATCATGGATAAATTCCCAGGGAGTATTACCCCACATTTGTGGGATAATCTTTACATCGTATTTATCTAATTCAATAATTGCTCTAACTAAATCTCGAGAGCGTGCTCCGTAGCCACTATAAGTATCAATAGGGCAGGAGATAAAAAATAACGGTTTACTCATAACTTCTTAATATACTAATTTGTGAGGTACTACTTTATCTTTAACTTCACTTGTGTTTATAAATTCATATTTTTCTCTTGGTTTCCAAGTTTTAAACAACTTATCTAATGTTTTAATAACTTTTTTACCCATATTTTCAGCTGTGAACCCAGCTTCTTCACTTAAAGCCCATTCACGACCTTTTAATCCTAATGCTTGTCTCTCTTCTTTAGATAATTTATAAACAGCTTTAATTTGTTCAGCCGCGTCTTCTGCATTACATCTATCATCCCAAATGTAAGGAGTTAATGGAGAGCCTTGAATTGATCTATTAGTCGGGTATACTGGGAAAGCCCATTCACCATGTTCTTTAATCTTACCGGTATGGTTAGAAGGGAAATCAGCACTAAAATCAATCCATTTGCCTTTTTTACTAAAACGCATTTGGTCTTGCATTCCACCTGTTACGTTTGCAATAATAGGGTTACCTACTAAAATTGCTTCGGTTAAACTTAATCCCCATCCTTCATTATTGGTTAATAAAATTTGAGCATCTGTACTGTTATATAACATATTCATTCCATTAGGATCTAATACTTGGTTAGAGAATATGATATTATATTTAGAGTCACTTCCAAATAACATTTCTCTTACTGCTTCCAAATCAGTACCATTATCATCTACTACTTGGGTATGCAATACAAAAGCACATTTCTTAGCTTGTTCTTCAGTTAATGAATCGATAAATATTTTATAAGCAAATAATGCGTCCGGAATTTGTTTGCGGCGAATATTTCTTGAGTTAAAGAATAAAGCAAAATCAATATCTTTACCTCCAAATAATTTCTTTTTAAAATCGATTAATTCTTTATCTTTTTTATTAAGTGGTTTAAATACTTCTTCATTTAACCCATGAGGAACATACTCAATGATTTTACCTTTTGTTTTATCACCTAACACTAATTCATTAATGTTTTTAGTTTGTTTTGAAATAGCCAACAAAGCATCACATGATTCATAATATGGCTTATTATACATTGGCGCTGGGTAATCATCCCAAATATTCAAATAGATAATAGGTGTTTTCTTTCTGATTTCGTTTTCGATTTGAAATAGCCAGATAAAATATCTTGGGTCAGTAATTAGGAAAATAGCATCTGGCTTTTCCATTTGGATTAGATGTCTAATGAAACGAGCATCCCCATATCCGTTGGTTGGGTATACTACAACTGAGCTATCAGTTAACCCGGTGTTAACATTAGTATCTGCGCTTAAGTCTAAGCGTTTACCTTGTTCTGGGTGATTAATGGCTCCCCCAACGTTAACCCAATTAAAATGCTGAGCGGTGTTTATTACCATTTCTCGAGCAACTGTTGCTACACCTGAATGAACTCTAATGTCATCGCAGATAAGCAAGATTTTCTTCCTTTCGTTTTGAGGAAGATAAGCAAAACTTGAATTCATGTAACTTTATTTTATATCTAAATTATTGTGATTGTGAATTGATTTTCTAAACTCGTCGTCTGTAAGATATAAATGGATTGTGCGGTCTACAAGTTTTTGTAAAGAGAACTTATGTTTTACACAACTCATTTTAAAATCTTCAAATAACTCGCTTTGTACTTTAACACTTGTAAGTGTCATGTCTTTTTTACTCATAGCTTTTATTTGTATATAAATATATATAAAAGTGAGAAAATTACACTTGGCATAAATCTTTTCTGTTATTAAACGGGCACCATTGGCAGTTTTTGTTTACTGTTGGTTGGTGATCTGTTTCTTTAAATGTTCCATCTAACTCAAAACATTCATCAAGAAATTTATTCAAAGCAGTTTTAGCCTTATTCATTTTTACTTTCCCACTTGGTGGAGCATATTCTTGAATTCGACTTTGGGGATACTCACTTTCCTCCCATATTTTTCTTTTTAATATAACAAATTCAACATCAATATTATCTTCAGGAACATTAAATTGTTTACTTAAATAATGTTTGTATAATATTAGTTGAAATTGCTTATTTTCATCTTTTTTGGTATCGTCATTCCAACCCCTAGTAGATGTTTTAAAATCGATTATCTTCAACTTATTTGTAACTTCATTATATAATACTAGGTCAAGATAGCCCTTATATAACAAGTTTTTATGTTGGTCAGTTGGGTTAATGACAATAGGAATTTCACATCCTACTAAATGCCAGTTTTTGATACTGAAGTATTGGTTTCGTTTCTTTTTTAGATAATCTATAATAGCCAACCCGTCATCATAAAATTCTCTCATTTCGGGTGATGAGCTAAAATGAATGCTCTTATTCTTTTTATATTCAGAACTATATGTTTCTCTGAATCTGTCTTCGAATAATTCATCTAAGTTCATTCTATCAGCTGCTGCTCCACTTTCATCATATATTTTAGTAATATATGCTTGGATAGTCTCGTGCATTGCTGTTCCAAATACAGTATGAATTGTTGGTTGATATATTTGTAAATTATCTTTATAAAGTAATTTCCATTTTAAAGGACATTCATTATAAACAGAAAATTGACTATAAGAGATTGTCTTTTGAAAAGCATAATTTATCTCTTGAGGTTTATAATTCTTTATAACCTTTACTAAAAATGGAACCGATTTAGCCAAAACTTATTTTTTATACTTATTACGAATAATCTCCCCTAACTCAGCATTGTTAGGGTATTTTTGGATTAATTCTTGAATTTCAGGAATAATAGACATTTCTTTTTTAACATATTGAGCTGCGTCTAATAGTTCCTCATATAGATGATTCATGTAATCATCTTTGTTATTTTGATCTAAAGTAGTGTTATATTTTTTAATACCACGTTCACTTCTTGATTTAAGATCTTCAATAACTGCTTCTGTAATTTTATCCTTCATTTTAATAACTTCTTTTGTTCCTTTTCTTCAATTCCTAATTTAGAAAGAATAGATTTGATACCAGATTCTCTTAATATGTGAGTATATTCTTCCGCTTCACCAAGTGAACACTCGTAGTAAGAAGCAATATGTTTTAGCAATGCTTCTTTGGTTTTAGACTTTGTAGATTTAATATATTTTAAGAACATTTTCTTTTTGGGTATCATATATAAATATATATTATACGTTTTTTCTTTATCAGAATATGGGAAAGTTTGTACTAAATTTACAAATTCAATGTACTCAGGATTCATACTGAGGAATCGATGAATCATGTATGGTTCAAATGATTTTTTCTCTTCCTCAGTAAATAAATTCCAAGATTTTTTCTCGTAAGTGATCTGGTTAATCCAATCAAAGAGAGTCATTGTACTTTTGGTATTCTTCTCTAAATTCAGTTGGTAACATTTCGATTAAGATCTTACCTGAGGTAGGGTCGTAAAAGCAAGGGACAGGCATAATTGCATCCTCTGCTGTGCCAGCTAAGAATTTAGATACTTTACGTAGCAAAACACCTTCAGTAAACACTTGTTTTCCTTCAGGGGAAACAATTGGTGTTGTTTGGCTTGGGTCAACTTTAATGTTGAGGTTTTGTTGTTGATTACTCATTTTATTTATTATTTATTATTTTTAAAATTGAGGCTAATAAAGCCATTACATTAATTTCTTTATCGATTCTAAAGTTAGCATGGTACATATAATTTTCTATTTCAATAACAATTAATGCTTTAGCTAAATCATTGTTACCATACTCATCTAAACTATCATATAGGAATCTATAAACATCTTCAAAATCATCCAAATTGCTATCAGCAAGTATTTGCCTAATGTTTTTAAAACTATCTTTAGATGGTGATTTAAGTTCCTTTAATAATCCGTCTTTATAACTACCTGTTAATACTGTTTTATCTATTTTAAGATATAAGTCATTAGCACCCCCATCAACAGTATTTACTTGGCAAGTGTTAAGTATTTTTCTAACATCTGGGTAGTGTTTGTTAACTATTAGGGCTAAATCCCCTAATTCATAACTAATTTCTTCTTTATCTAGAATACCAGCAATGTGTTTTGCTACTTCTTTTTTAGATGGAGGTGTAATTTTTAATACTTGACAACGTGATTGAAGTGGATCAATAATACGCTCAAGATAATTACATGTTAATATAAATCTGGTAGTGCGAGAATATGTCTCAATAATGTTTCGAAGTGATGCTTGTGCTTGTATAGTTAAGAAATCAGCTTCATCTAAGATAATAATCTTAATTGGTTTAAATGAAGCACTTGAAGCAAAACCTTGAACTTTATCTCTAATAGTGTCAATACCTCTCTCATCACTTGCGTTAATGTAGAGGAAATCACAATCAAAGTTGTTTACAATTAATTTAGCTAATGTTGTTTTACCTGTACCAGGTGTACCATACAATAGTAAGTTTTGTAAATCGTTTTTTTCAATGTATTGAGCAACAATAGATTTTAATTGCTCATTACCAATATAATCTTCTAATGTTTTAGATCTATATTTTTCTACAAATAAACTATTTTCTTTCATACTATAAAGATAATAAAAAATGGCCCGAAGGCCAAATTTTATTTTAATAATCACCGTACATGTTAAATTTCTTAGGTGGTGGAGGTGGGGGTGGTGCTGCTTTCTCAACCACTACACTATCAATAGCATATAATTTACCCTTCATAGGTGACAATCTAAAGTCACATGATAGTCCTCCAGCTTCTTCAAAATAACCTTCTAATACTTCAGTTAATGACTTATACACATGATTAGGATCAACAAGCAACACCCACTGATCTCCAGGTGGGTGTCGCTCAGCGATCAATACTAATTCTTCTTTGACCTCGGTAGCCATTAGAACATGTCTCCCATTCCACCCATCATATCATCCTGTTTTTTATCTTCAGGCTTGTCTACGACAGTGCATTCTGTTAATAGAATTGTTCCTGCTACTGATGCTGCGTTTTCAATTGCAGTACGAGTAACTTTAGTTGGGTCAATAATACCTGCGTCTTTCATGTTAACGAATTTTTCAGATACTAAATTATATCCTTTCCAATTATCATTACCACCTAACTTGTTGATTAAGTAATATGCTTCTTGTTCAGTAGAACCAGCATTAGTAAGGATTTTCATAAATGGTGCACCACATGCTTGATAAACAATTTGTCCACCTACGGTTTTACTATTTTTAATTGCTTCACGAGCATATAGTAAAGCTGATCCACCACCGGGTACGATACCTTCTTCAATTGCAGCTTTGGTTGCTTGAAGTGCATCATCTACGCGGTCTTTCTTTTCTTTGACCTCAGTTTCTGTATTTCCACCTACGTGAACAATTGCTACTCCTCCGACAAATTTCGCGAGTCTTTCTTGGAGTTTTTCTTGTTCAAATGGGGTTTTTGCTTTTTCGATTTGAAGCTGAAGTTCTTCAATACGTGCTTGTATTCGTTCAGATTCTCCTCGTCCATCAACGATCGTTGTTTCATCTTTTGTAATTGTAACTAATCTAGCTTGGCCGAACCATTTCGCATCAAAGCGATCTAATTTCATGCCTTTGTCAGTACTAAATACCTCACCTCCTGTTAAAATTGCAATATCGTCTAAAATAAGTTTTCTACGATCACCAAAGTCAGGTGCTTTAACAGCTGCTACTTTAAGTGTACCTCGCATTTTATTAACGATAAGTGTAGCTAATGCTTCACCATCAATATCCTCTGCGATAATAAGTAATGATTTGCCTTGACTACCTACATTTTCTAGGATTGGTAATAATTCTTTTACAGATGAAAAACGCTTATCTGCAATTAATACATAAGCATTTTCAAGTGTGCAACTCATTGTGTTGTTATCTGTAACAAAGTAATGTGATTTATAACCACGATCAAACTGCATACCTTCTACTGTTTCAAGATATGTTTCACCTGATTTAGATTCTTCAATGTAAACTACTCCTTCACGGCCTACTTTATTCATTGCTGTTGCAATCAACTCTCCTACTTCTGGGTCGTTATTGCCTGAGATAGTGGCTACTTGTTTTAATTGATCTTCAGAGCTAATGTCTTGTGATATACCTTTACGTAATTCTGCAACTACGTCTTTAACTGCGGCATCAATATCACGTTTGATAGTTACTGCATTTACTCCATTGTTTAAGTGGGTTAATCCAGCTTTAACCATTTCTTGAGCCAATAATGTAGATGTAGTTGTACCATCACCTGCTCCTTCAGCTGTTTTAATAGCTGCTTGTTTTACAAGTTGTACACCCAATTCTTCAATTGGATCTTCAAGTGAAATGTTTTTGGCTACAGTTACACCATCTTTTGTTGATTGGGGGTAACCACCTTGATTTGCTATAACCACATTACGACCATTTGGACCTAATGTAGACGTAACTGCGTTTGCTAGTTTATCAATACCAGTTACAAGTTTTTTCCTTGCTTCAGGACCGAATTCGATAATTTTACTCATATTATTGTTCTGTTGTTTGAATGATTGCTAATACTTGATTTTCAGGGCATACCCAATACTCTTGTCCTTCCAATTCAATTTTGTTTGGGCCCATACTTGGTAACATTACTTCCATTCCTACTTGTAGTACTGTAGGGATAAATTCACCTGAGAATGAGTGTTGGCCTGGGCCTACAGATACGATGGTACCAATAAGCGCTTTTTCTTTACCCATATCGGGTACAATGATGGAACCAAACATTCCTTCTTCTTCTTCGCGGGGTTTAACAATAACCGCGTTAAACGTTGCTTGTAACTGTTTCATATTTAAAAATTAACTATTTGATTGATTTCTTCTTTTACTCGATTCCATTCACTAATATACTCTTTAATAGTATTGTAAACAGGACGATTTTCTACTTTTAATTTAGCGATTGAATTTAGGGCAGAAGCAATACTAGAGTGGAACGATAGCGTTTTAACTGCTTCTTTCTCACGTGTCTTGCGACCTCTTCCATTTTCATTTGTGCCTGGGTAAACAGTTTCATAAACTGTGTAGCTGTTGCTATCTTTCCCAATAAAATAAGGTTCCAGAGCCGGATCCTTGATCAGCGTTAATGACGCTGGCATTTGTGTTTCACTCATAACTTGTTTTTATATTGTGTAAATATACAAACTTTTTAATAAAAGACCTAATTGTTTAATATAAATATATATTTTATTGTTCTTTTGCAACAATATAGTAAAGACTTGTAAATGTTTTGTGATCAAATGTAAGTTTCATCAAACCATTTGAATTAACATGAATTCTACCACTCTCCATACCTTTGTTAGCCACTAGTATTTCTTTCAATAACGACGAGTTATAAACTAAAGTAAATGCATCTTCAGTATTAACTTCTAAATTTTGGATGGAATAAGTAACTTTATTTGCATGTTCAACATCTCCACCGAAGGTAAATTCTAAACCAAGTAAACCCGGTTTTACAACGACATTTTCACTATTTGATAGTGCATTTTTAGCCTTAATCAATGCTGTTACTACTTCATCATTTAATGTAGTTTCAATATTATACTCCTCAGGGCCATTATATGTACCAGATTTAGGTATAATAAATGAATCTGCCAATGTATAATTTAGATTATACTGGTTGTCGGAGATTAATAGTTTGGTGAGTGTATTTTTCTCTTTAGCGTAGTCTAGTAATAATTCTCCACTAGTAATAGATAATAGTTTATCTAATTGTGTTGTATCATTAATTCCTATCTCGGATTTTGGTAATGGGAAATTAGTATGAATAAGTGTTCCTACCATTTCACGAGTGGGGGATGTAAAGTTAATGGTTAATTGTTTTTTGTCATCAATTGACCATTTAACACTTTCAATTAAACCATTTAAATGGTATTTTTCAATAACGGATTGTAATTCTATTTTTGATATCATAACTATAATATAATAAATATTTTTTAGAAGGCAAAGAATTTTGTAACATTAGCATTTAAAGGCGGAAATTCCCATTTAAGGTCACTATAAAGTTCCTTTAATTTGTTTAATAGCAACGATTCAAAAATCTCATCTACATTAATATAATCCTTAACAAATTTTTCTATTTCATCAGGAACCTTAGCATTGGGTAAACCGATTGTTTCTAATTTATAAGGATTAGCTTTTAGATTAATAATAAAGATTTTATCACCTTCAATAATTGATTCGTACTGCTTGTCTAATCTTTTAAATTTAAGCAAGTCATTATAACGTACTGCTGCTTTAGTATTAGCTGGTGCTTTTAGTTTAAATGAACTAAACATTTCACCTGCTCGGGCTGGCACCTTATACGAATTGATTTGTTTCACTCCAGTAGGTTTGCCTAATTCTTTAGGATCTAATGTTTTGATTAACTTGTAAAAATTAATGATTGAAGTATCTAACTCAGATTTCGGTTTACCAAATAAAATATCTTTAATAAATTGCTCACCAAATCCTTTGAATCGTTTATTCATGTTAGACTTCATCAATTCAAGCCCCTTCATATCCAATTCTTCAACAGCAACACCTTCCTTATTAGTAACATACATAGCGTATCTTCTCTTACCAGTAACCAGGATACCGGTAGCAATTACTTCTTGTTTTAATTGGAAGTAATGTTTAGAAGCATCAATATTAAATAATTCTTTACACATTGTATCCAAGTTAGCATTTGCTTCGTTTTGGATTTCAAGTGCCATTTCTAATATGTACTTGTCCTTTTCTTCTTTAGTAGCATCTGGGTACCTATGTCTTAATAAATCACCTAGTTCAATATACATTGAGTCAGTATCACTAATACAGATGTATTGTTTATCTGATTTTAGTTCGGTGTTTAGTTTGTTATTGGTAAATACAATTGATTCTTGGGTTAATCTTTGTCCTGTGTTTGTAATAGCAGCACTGCATATTAGTTGGCCATCAGTATATCTCCATCCACTTTTAGCAAATGTACCATACATTGCGTTTTGTAAGATTTTGAATGCGTGTTGGAACAAATCATATAACTTATAGTTAGCCCAATCTTCTTCTTTACCTGCTTTTTTCTTTAAACCACGGTAATGTTCTCGTTTATCAAACCAACCTTCTAGAATTTTAGCAACAACACTTTGTTCATCTGTTCTAAACATAGCACCAGATGCTGCTACTGTTAAATTACTTTCTTCAATAATACTTATTAGTTGCTTAATAGTAACTTTGGTTTGAGATGTAGTATAATCTTTTTTATTTACTTTTTCAATTACTATTACTTCTTCAGGGTTACGTTCTTTAAGTTTTTCTAAACTATGGTTTTGCTCATATGTTGCATTATAATCAACTTTAATTCTACCAACTAATGTCTCAATACCTAAATTAAGTGATTTAATAATTGAAGGATATAGTGAAGTAAAGTCTAAGTCGATAACATCAAAATACAAACCAGGTATAGGTTCTAGTAGATAACCACCAGCATAACTTGCTTTAAATGATTTTAGTGCTGGGTTATGGGTGGTTGGTTTGTTTGGTGATATGATGCCTTCACGTTTAAGATGCTTCAATATAGCACCCTCATTCATTACTGTATTATAGTAGATTGATTCATAAGGTATATTACAGATATGGGATATCATTATTGTTAGGTTGATAAACTTAAGTTTATCCTCCAATGCCTCAATAATTTCAACGTCACGAAGATTATATTCTATAAATCTATCTAGATCATCTCTAAATAACGTATTCAAATTACCTTCATACTCAATCTTACCTAAACCAACATACTTGGTTCCAATATCACCTAATTTATATGATGGTTCTTCCTTCATAATATATTTTTTATGAAGTAACATATAATCTAAACAGTTAACACCACCAATAGTGATTTGTGATTCACCATTAAATTCTCTAACACTTATTTTTCTAATTGGAGATAAACGTGATGTTTCCTCTTCACCTATAACTTGCATTAAACGGTGGTAAAGATACGGCATATCAAAATAATCTGAGTTATATCCTACTAATATTGTAGGGTCTAATTCTTCATATTTAGATAAAAATTTACCTATTAGTTCGCGTTCGTTTTTACAAGGAATAATATGTTTACCATCTTGGTTAACTTCCTCGATTTGGCCTGATGGGTCAACAATTAAGCATATTTTTTGTTTAGTTGTTATATCTATAAGAGCAATAGATGTTAAAGGCATAGGTGCTTGTTGGACATAGCTTGGTGTTAAGGCACCACCCATTTCAATCTCAATATCTATATAAACAATGTTATGCCAAGAAGGCACAACATCATCTTCTTTGTAGTATAATTCTCGTAAAGCATATAATGATTTGTCAATATCTTTTTCTAACAAATCCTTATCATCCTTGTTAAACTTTTTAGTAGGAATAGCCCAACCACCAGTTAAAACGGGTCTAGCACCTTCTTGCCATCCAGGAACACGTTTCCAAAACGTAGGCTGGAGTTGGAAATCCATCCAGCCTTGTTTATCATCTCGTAAGTAGTAAGTATAGGTTTGGCGATCGTAATATATTGCTTGGTACATAACCTAAATATAATAAAAAAGGCTTGGTTTCCCAAGCCTAATTTAAAATATATCTTTAAAGATTATAATGTTAATTTTCTCCAAGCACTTCCACTACCAAAATAAAAATCTCCGCTTGATGAATAAGATATTGAACCATTTGTTACTGAAGGGAGAGGATCAGCTGGCTGTAGAGTCATTAGTCCCTGTAAACTAGTAGAGCCAGTTACTATTAAACTACCACTTATAATTGCACTTCCAGTTACTGTTATACCTTGAGTAGCATTAAGACGACTCCATACATTAACATCATTATTAGAATCAAGATTTAAACTATTAATACCGTATATCCATGTATCTCCATTTGATACGAATGCATTATATCCATCAGAGTAACAAATTTTAATATATCTTGTTCCATTAGATGAAGCTAATACTATTGATGGGATAATAGTACTAGAAGTAGATTGTAAGTTAATTGCTCCTTCACCTATGGTGAAACTTGTAGAAGCTGATACTAATGTAACTCTTTCAGTAATAGTTAATGACCCAGTAATACTTTGGGAACCAGTATTAAATAATAAGCTATCAGTTATATTAATAAGATTATCTCTTATGTCAGCTGCTGATATATCTCCGGATGTGTTATCTGCTATTTGAGTATTGATAGCTGATTGTAGTGTGGTTTTACTTTGTTGTGACATTATTTGGTTAAGTATTAAATGCGTTTGAAAAAGCGTTTGAAAAAGCACCAGCAGATGGTAGTGGAGGTGTAGGAGTAGGAGAACTTGGTGATCCTCCGTATGAGAATGAATTTATATTAATAGGAAATGGATCATATTTTTTAGGGTTTGGCCTAGAAAATTGACTTATTTTAGTAATTAATCCATTTTTACTTTTTAAACTCATAGTTTTATTATAAATATACACAAAAAAAGACCTGGGGCGCCAGGTCTTTGGTTTTAATAGGTATGATTTTTATTTATCTAAAAACTGTTTAAGATTTGGTCTAAAGTAATTGATAGATTTCATTACTTTACGGTCTCGAGAACGATACACTATATAGTAATCACCTTGTTTTTCATAGTGACATTTTTCACCTTGTTCTTGTTCTCGGACACGAACTGTAAAGTTAGCTTCCTCTTCTGTTTTACAAGCTTTACTCATATTTGAAGCTTGCACTTCAGCATAAGCAGGTAATATTTTATCTTTCAATCCGTGAAGCATAGCTCCGTTTCCTAATGAAACATAAGTAATATCACAAAGTGCATCTAACACTTCCACAATATTTCCTTCTTCACAAGCGTCTTTATATTCTTCTAGTTCTTCTAGAATGAAATTATAAACAAACATCCATTCATCTTTAGATGGGATAGTAGGTTCATAATTATTTGGTTTACCCATTGTAGCATTAAATTCCTCTACTTCACTAACAAATGGAACATAATTTTCTTTTATGTTATTAATTTCATTTGATAATTCGTTCCATTTTTTAACTACATCATCTCCAAATTCAATTTTGGACATCATAGATAAATCAGCAACTTGTGTTGTTAATAACTCAATAAGTTCTGCTTGTTTTTTTTCTAATTTAGATTGAGACATGACCATTATTTATTTTAAGTGAATCAAAAAATTCTTTACGTGCTAAGTTATCGTTTTCCATAAACACACCTGATGCTTTGGTAGTGACCATTGCAGCACCTTGATGTTTAATGCCACGACAACTTACACAATTGTGTGTAGCAACTACAGTTACAATAACACCTAAATTACCTTCACAAACTTTATTTACTGCTTGATGAATAGCTGCTGTTAATTGTTCTTGAATAGCTCCTCTACGACCAAAGTGTTCTACAATACGATTTAATTTAGATAAACCGATTACTCTACCTTCTGCACCTGCAATGTAACCAATATGTACTACACCTCTAATTGTTTGGTGATGATGTGAACACATTGAAGTTAATTGAATATTACGTTCGATAATTACTCCATCATAACCATCTGATGGGAATGAAGTAATATCAGTAAATCCATTGTAACGACCAGCCCATAAATCATTAACATATGCTTTAGCTACACGACGAGGTGTGTCGGCAGAGTTAGGATCGTTTTGCCAATCACACTTTAATGCTGTTAAGAACTTACCAAAGTGTTCTGTTGCTTCTTCAATCATTTGTTGCTTTTCTTCATCTGTCAATGGACGATCTAAAGCAGAACCGTTTGCGAGACCATTTTGTACGCATTCGATGTCATTGTGAAATTTTCTTCTATTTTCTTTCATATAACCTAAATGTAATAAATTATTTTTAGATTGCCAATATATAAGGCAAACTTCTTTTCTTTCCTAAATCATCATCCATCCCATATCCTACTACCCATTCATCTGTAATTTCAAATCCATAAAGTGAGCCTACAGGCATATTTACTTCATTGATGTATCGTTTAATTAAAGTAACCATTTGAACACTTGCTGGGTCGTATGAGTAGAAGTAATTGGCTAGAGCATTCATTGTTATTCCTGAGTCATAGATATCATCTATGATGTAAACATGTTTACCAGTAACATTTGTTGATTTTTCAAGTATCATTTGTAGATCACCTCGTTCTCTACCTTCATATGATCTTACTTTTACGAAATCAACCTCAGGGTCTAATGATGATAGTCGTTTAACTATTTCATTAAAGAATAAAAAACCACCATTTAATACACATACCAATACAATTGGAATTTTTTCGGATTTATGGCGGTTTAGAATTTGTGTTGCGATATGATCTACTCTCGCATCAATAACTTCATTTTCAAATAATACTTTCATGTAACTCTTTTATTGAATGTAACCCGGGGTATGCTTTAGTTTTTCCTTTATGAGACAATATTACGTGTGGGTAATAATCTACGGCAAATGCTTCTTCTAACTCAGTATTTTCATTAATTTGAATTAATTCAAACCCAAGTTTTTCAGCAATTTCTTGAACCATAGGGTGAGCCACTTTACACCCCCCACACCAGTCGGCGTAGAAGAGTGTAACAGTGTTCTTTGTCTTAAGTGTTTCGGTTAACAGTTGTTTATCCATTATACTTCTCGTTTTGTGTCAAATGCTATAATATGTTCACGTCCTGTAAAATTATAACCATTGTCTCTACAAAAATCCATCACCATAGGGTATACTCGGATTAATTCATCTCTTGTATCACCAGGAGGCATTAACCAAGTTTTACGTTTTGGAATATCCATTTCAACTCTAAATGCTTCAATCTCAGCCCATGCTTCAGGCATTTCAATAGGATTACAAACAGGTTTAAAATGATAATCATAATGGTAATCTAGTGTCTTTCTTATTGTTTCTTTATCAAGACGAAACTTATTATGTTGGTCCACCATCTTTTGGTCAGCAACTTTACCTTGCGGAGTAAGAGTCCCAATTGTAGGAACGCTGTTACTGAACTTAGGACTAAGAGATATAAGACCAATAGGGTAGTCAGTTTCAATGAAATGAGAACCTTCTGTTTCGATTGTGATAAATAAGCCACGTTTTTCTGCTAAATGGGTTAATTCGTTTACTAAGTCAGGATGCATTGTAGGTGAACCACCTGTTAACATCATTTCTCTAATAAATGGGTTATTGTCATAAATAGCTATAATATCATTAAACGTATATTTTCCTTTTTCAGGATGAATACTCGTATACCATGAATCGCACCAACCGCCGTCACCAAACCAACATCTATGAGTACATCCTGTAGTTCTAATAACTACTGTGGGCATACCTGCTCTACTACCTTCAGATTGTACAGCTGTATATAACTCTACAATAGGTAATTTTTTATTATAATCTTCTATTCTACCTGGTTTCATATTTCCTCGTAAATTGAGCTGTTATTATCATTTTCAAAGCATTCTACTTTAATACATTTACAACGACCAGCATCTGTTTTAGATAATACTTCATTAAAGTGTTCATACACTAAACGGGCATTACTTTCAGCACCCATCTTTTCTAAGAAATGTACTTTACATAGTCCTTCCATTTGCATCTGTTCAAACAAATCACGATATGGATCATCAGCTTGAATTAATGTTGTATGGTCCCACATATGGTCCATCCAATCTTTCAAACCATTACCTTTAGGTGGTGTTTTAAATCCACCATAATCAACAATCCAATTCATATCATCTAATTGTTCATCAATATTAGGTTCATTAGATGCAAACCATACTTTAAATTTTAAAGCATAACCATGTAATAATTGGCAGTGTGAATGTGCTGCTTTATATTGTCTAATTGCTACTGAGTAGTTTTCAAATAATTTAGTTGATATATATCTTGTTGCCATTATCCTTCGTTTAACCAATTAATAATTTGTGAATGTGATTTTACGCCTACAAAACGTTTTAATTCTTGACCATTTTCTGTTAATACTACTGTGGGTACATTTCGTACATTAGCAGCTGTTAATATTGCTGGGTCAATATAGTCAATATTTTGTTTATGGACTGGGATTTGTCTAGCAACATCCTCCATAATTGGACCTAATGTTTGGCATGGTTGACACCATGGTGCTGTGTAATAAAATAATTCTTTAGGCATTGTCTTCAGTTTCTGGGTTTTGTCGTTGCATTTGTTCTTTTAGCATGGCCATAAATTTACGTTCCATAACTAATCTATTTTTAGCAATTGTTTCATTTCGATTTGAAACTCGCTTGTTGTGAGCTTTCTTCCCACCTCGTTTTTTAGATGTTGGCATTATTATGATTATTTAAAATTGTTTTTACATGTTCTACTACTGTTTCCCAACTTACAGGACCTGTTTCATTTGCATATTCGCAAGGGTCTGGTTTTCCAAGTTTCATAAATGCCTCAACTCGTTCTACTGATGATGCTGATTTATAGTCTGAGTACCATTTGTAAGCATTTGTTTCTGGTCTGTAGTAATGTTTGATTGGTTTGTAACTTGTGTTAGTGCGAACATACACTTCATTAAAGTCTAAGCCAAGTTTATTTACACACTTATCCCCATCTTCTAGAATACCAAACTTATCAGTATGAAGATAAGGTGTATAGTGATATACTTTCTCAGCTCCCCAATTACCCGCTTTAAATGCTTCAAAATCAGCATCTCTAAATTCTTGGCGGCAATCAGGATAAATAGCGTGGTCACCTGCGTGAATACCCATTGCTATAGCGCAATCTGTCCCTTTCTGTTCGGCAATTGATAATGCAACTGCTTGAATAATAGAACTAAAAATCTTATTACGATTTGGGACTACTGTTGCTTTCATATTTTCTTCAGCATAGTGTCCTTCAGGTACTTCTTTACCACCAGTTACTAATGCTGAGTTTAGTAATTCAGATAATCCTTTAAGTTCAATCACTTGATGTTTAACAATAGGATAATTGATAACCATTTGTTCAAAATCACTGTTATACCATTCTCGGTTAGGACTACTATTAATATACTTAACTAAATCTTTAGCACGTTCTAATTCTACATTATGTTTTTGACCATAATCGAATGATAATGCTGTAACTTCATAGCCATTGGCAAGTAGATGAAGCAATAAAGTGGAACTATCCATTCCCCCACTTAATGATAATACTGCTTGTTTCTTCATAATTTATTTGCTATTTGTAATATAATATTTGTATCCTCGTTTGATAAACTAAGACGACCTTTCCTTAACTTTTTAATAGCCTCAGTCCATTCTTGTTCATATAGGTTACCTTGTGTAGGAGAAATACCCCCAAACCATGTTTCTTCCATAACTTTTATTAATTTAAAATTGTTTGTAACTGATTTATTTCTCTAAACTTATTTACATTAGTATGGATTTTAACCCAATCAATCATCCCTACAGGTGTATTCATTGCCTGGTCAATTTTGAGTATTGGTTTTTCATCTAATCCTTGATTAGTATATAATGTACCTTCCATAGCAGCCATAATTGGGTTTGAAGTATCTATTGTTTCAATAAACTTCATATCTTTATAGTAAATAAATTCTTGTGGCGCTGCACATCCAAGTAAATGGATTCTATCACTATCATCGATTACTTCAGCCGCATACAATGTACCAATAACGTTTACTCTACCCATAGCAGTTGATATAGCTGGGTTGGGGTGATTGAAGTGCTCTTTATAGTACCCAGCACCATATGAAAATGCTATTTTCTTGTAACCTAATGCTTTGTATTTTAAATAACATTCAGCAGCATCTTCAATACAAGTTGCTTGTACTACTGCTACTTTTAATGTTTCTTCAGGTAACTCAATATGAGCCCATTCTGCTGCATTATCAATAGAACCTTGCATGTCTTGCCATACATCGGGTACAATAAATTCATTTGGCTTAAAGTAGTTTACCCAATGTAATAAACGATCTGTATCATAAGCATGGCCTAGTTCATGTAAACTATTATCCATGATAATATATCGGCCTTCTTTTTTAGCTTCTTCAAAATACGCAAAGTAATCATATTCTTTGTCTAACAAATGAGGCAAACAATAATCATAATCGTTAAATGTTTTTGATACGGGTAGTACTGCTAATGGTACTTCGTGTGATAATTTGATACGGGGTGTTTTCATAACTGATTTAATATAAATATTAGATTATTTGCTTACAAGTTCATCTGAAAAAACTTCTTCTAAAAGCTCTTCTATATCTGGTAGGTCTTCTAGTTCACGGAATCGTTCTGCATCGAATGTAGGTTCAGTAGGTTGGCCATTATGCATGGCTATCATTCCGTTAACAACTTCTTCTAATGTGACACCCACACCATGTGGGTATTTTTCAACAGTTCGAATAGTGTAGTATTTTCCCTTAATAGGTCTATTGGGTATTAAATTTATTGTTTCTTGTTTCCATGTATCATTGATACATTCTACTAAGGCTCCAACTTTCATGCTGTAAAGATAATAAAAAATGGCCCGAAGGCCACATTTTATTTATATAAAATCGCTTACCCCTCGCAAGAGATACATTCTGATAAGCGCTGTAAATTATCTCCTCTTAACACTGATTCAGTGCGTAAGTAATATAATGTTTTAATTCCTAATTTATGAGCCTCTTTATGTACTTGGCTAATCCATTTTGGAGTATCATTTGGGTCAAAACATAAATTTAATGAAATAGCTTGATCTACATATTCTTGTCTAACACCATTTTGTCTTACAATTTCTAATTGATTGATTTCTTTGAATGTTAAGAATACTTCCTTTTCCTCATCAGTTAAAATATAAGAAGGGACATTAATAACTGAGCCTTGATCTTTTAGAATTTGTTCCCAAACACTATCAATATTATATCCTTTAGTTTCAAGTAATTCTTCTAATATTCTATTACGTTTAATGAATACACCTTTTGCTGTTTTCAAATTATAAACGTTAGCAGGAATAGGTTCGATTGAAGGTGATACACCTCCTGAAATATGGGCGTTTGATACTGTAGGTGCAATTGCTAAGTGATGAGTATGTCTCATACCTGTACCTTTACACCATTCTGGCTCACCATATAATTCTGCTTGTTCACGAGATGCTTTTAAAGCGCCTTTCTCAATAAAGTCAGATATCATTCTTGTATGAGCAGTTGCTTGAATACCTACAAATGGTAAGTTCTTTGATTGTAAAAAGGTATGCCATCCTAAAACACCAATTCCAATTGCTCTACCTTTAGTAGCAGAACGAACTGTGTTTTCCATAAACTTAACATTTTTAGCTCTATCAATAAATTCTTGCAATACACCTTCTAAGAACCAACAAGTTAATTCAGGTAATGTCATTCCATTCTCAAATGTAAAATCTTTCCATTCATCCCAACGAGCTAAGTTTAAAGATGATAAACAGCAAATGAATGAGTGTAATTCGTCTGTATATAATGAGATTTCAGAACAAATATTAGTCATTGAAACATTTAAGTTATTTTTCTTATATGCTTCAGGATTATCATTGTTAACATTATCTTCAAACATGATATAAGGTTCACCTGTTTCAAGACGTGTTTTTAAAATCTCACCCCACAATTTCATTGCTCTAGGCTCTTTATTGTCTAGGTCAGTCATAAACTTATCATCAATAACAACGCACTGATGTAAATTCAAACATTGACGATTAACATCACCTTTTGGTCTA